GCTTTCTACTTCTAACGTATCAGTAGGTTCCTTATCAATAACAACTGGTCTATGTGGAGCAAGGTAGAAACTACCAAGCACATCGCCACCAGCATTCTTGTGAATAATCAAGTGAGCGTTACCACCATTATGGTTATGCTGACAGAGAATTCTTTCACCAGAGTCAATGTTATCTGGTGTTGTGGAAAGTTGGGTTACTTGACCCAAGAGTTTGATTACGTTCATCCTATTACGGTAACGGGGGAAGCATAGACATAACCAGTGCCAGCAGTTTGGTTTGGTGCCAATCTTATCTGGATAGTTTCTCCACCAGATTTTGGTTGATCCAGATAAGTTGGAATATTGGGATCGTCATAATCAGTAGAAGTAGATTCTTTTCTGATGTAGATAGTCTCGCCTGCAGCAATAATAACATCATGATAGTTAAAGGTCTCTACATTATTCTGCTGGAAAATACTAAATGGTTCTCCAGTAGCAGGATTAAGAGCCTGAACTACAACTACTCTGGCACAAACAGGTTTGTCTGATTGATTGTCAATCTTAACTACACTTGCTCGAAGGATTTCTTTTCCATTTAACATTCCTCCTCCATTACCAGAAGGATATCCTGCATCAATATCTGTAGCAGAATCCAACGAAGTAATTTTACCAATTGGTGTGACTAGCATTACTCTCCTGATTCTTCACTTTTATTTATTTGTTTCAGCATTTTCTGGAGGTCTGCTGTGCTACCAACAAATAGATTATTAGTAGTATTATTAGTCTCCCTCTTGGTAGGTGCCTCAAGGTTCTTCATCTTCTGCTGAAGATCGATGAGTTTGTCAGTAGCGTCTGCAACCTGCTTCATGGCGTTCACAGCGACTTCATACGCTCTAGGGTGCCCAGACTCCTGTGCTACCTCTAGCGCCCCGTCTAGCGCCTCCTGACCCTTGCTGAGCAATGAGTATAATTGACCACGGGTAAACTCGTAGTCTTTTGTCTGATCGTCCTTCTCTTCTTTAGGAGGTTTAGGTTTTGATGGTTCAATGTCAGTCGATTCAACTTCGATATCGAAAATGTCTTCCATGTTATCTTCAAACTTGCTCATAGTAGTTCAATGCCTTCATTAAATCCAAAGTCGTCAGTAGATACCAGCAGTGCGTCATCGGCAGCATCGATAACACCATCGTTGTTCTTGTCTTCGAGTGCCTTGGGTGTATAGGTAACCTTGGTTGTTCTTTGTGGAACAGCAGCGTTGATACCTTCGTATACAATTGCTTTCTTGATGACGCTTGATTGATCGAATGGACCGTAGATGTAAGACTTAGCAGTAAAAGATAAAGTCCAAGTAATATATCTACGCTCAAGAAAAGAGTCATCCCATGTATCATCATACTGAACACTATTCAATACAATAGCAACATCACGCTTCTCATTCATGTCTGGGATCATGTTGAGAGTAATATTAAAGGTTGGTTGGAAGTATGGTAAAATCTGCTCAAGAATCTGAAGTCCGTCGTCTTGATTTTTAGCGATAATACCAAGTTCAAACTCAATATTATATGGCACAGGAACATACTGCTCCTTTACCTCGGTGCCATCGTCTTGAACAATGGTTCTATATTTTTGAATAGGAGATGTTTTACGTTGAGCATCATACCCAATACCAGTCATCTCAAAATAAAGACGTGGTAATGTGATAGCAACTTTACGTGCCACATCAGGATTCTGTTCCAGACGTGTTAAGAACTTTGCCTTTGGACCATATGCCAAAGGAACTTTCTCTTCTTCAAGAACAGTAGTTCCATCAGTAGGATCAACCTTCTTCAAAGAAATGTTATTGAATAGGGTTCCAAACCCAATAATATTTCTACGAATAATTTCGTTATAAAAATGTGACCCTAACATTAGATACTACCTGTAAAGTTACCTGCTTCACCGAATGGGTTGCCCTCAGTCCAATCAATAATATTGTCAGCGGCATCTTCGATCTCTCGATTTTGATCATACTCGCTGTTGGTATTATTTAGAGTATCAAATGTACCTACTGCATATGCAGCACCACTATCATTTCCAGTTAGAGATTCTCCCTCTGTAAATGTACCAGTTCTGTTGATAATCTGAACAATTCTTGAGGGAGCATCCCAAGACTTGACTTCACCAGTAGCATTACTGGTTCCTCCGGTAACAGTTTCACCGACTTCATAGTTTCCAGTTCCACCTGCTACCATAGTAAGAGCGATAGCACTGCTGAATAAAGTTTCTATCTGATCGATATCAGTCATTCCGGTAGAAATATCATCACTACCAACTTCATAGATCTCTGCTGTCATTGTATAGAATTGAAGTTTACCAAACTGGTAAAATGGGTTCTCTCTTTCTACAAACTTAATTTCGTAAAGATCTTTAGTTAATGGGAAATAAAGTAGATCGCCTTCGTTAGGTCTACCTTGTACAGTAAGATTGTAGTTTACTGACGTTGTGTCCCATCTTCTAGTAGATACTCGGAACTTAACTTCATCAGTAATTCTCAATCCAAACTTACTAATAAACTCAGATGTATCTCCAAATCCAGTTACATTTTCTAATAGCATCTCAATTACAAACTGTGTTTGAAACTTAGAATAGATGATATCATCCAGAGTGTTATCCTTTAGGATAGTTCTTGGCATGTAATAGATATCTGTGCCGAACAATTTAATCTGTTCGTCAACAAGATCCTGGATGAGATTTTGCTCACCAGTAAAACCTTTATATTGTTGTGGGAAGTAAGGACTAGTAGGCATATTCTTATCCGATCATGTCCATTGGAGGAAGACTGTACTTAGACATCATATCTGCTTCTAATTGCATAATTTCTCTATTTCCATCCTCCCAGATCTGACGACCATTAAGAGTGATGCCACCAGGAAGTTGTACATTATTGTACTTAATCAAGTTTGCTCCCCATTGTCTTTTGATTAGAGCAGTCGCATATTTTTTGACAAAACTATCGTTATAAACTTGAGTAAAAGTATTTGGGTCTAGATAGCGATGGCAATCAATAAGAAGATATTGATCTTCAACAATTCGTTTCTTATCAATATCAATATAAAGTCGATCTTGTCTCTTGTTAAATCTATATTCAATTAAAGCACCTGTATTGATAATCATATCAATAGTTTCAAAGTGCTGCTTGATCATGAAGTAGTTGGTCAGATCAAAATTACCAAAACTAAATGCAGAACCTGATGAGAATGAGAACAAGTCCATCAAATAGTATTGGTTGCTCATACCAAACAAGTTGTTCCTCATAAAGTTTGAGGAGACACCAAAGACTTTGGAAACACCAATAACTGCATCAGGGACTTCGATGTAGTTATTTCTGTTTTCCCATGCATCATTATTAGGAGCAGTAGTATCCTGATCTGATTCGTCAAAACGAGTTACATCATCAGCAGTGAATTGATGTTTAAGATACATCCTTTCCACGCCATCAAAATGATATTCATGATAATATTGAATAGCATCATCAATTAGATCATCTACCTGATCATCATCCACATTGATCTCTAAGACAGGTGCTCCAAGTCTTCTAAGACAATAATCAGTAAACTCCGCTCTACTTGACGGTTGTGCCATTACTTCAACCTACTTTTTAAGTATTTATGGAAGTCTAAAAGTCAAGTAGATAACTGTTTAATCATTACTCTACATGTGTCAGCTATAGTTACTGCGGCTCCAGTAACTGTGCTAAGTCTTCTCATTGTAAATCTAAAATCATCGCCACTAGTAAAACTTTCAATTGTATGAAGGTTATATGCAGTTTCTTCAGCGCCACTGCTGCGACGGATATATCCATCTTCAATTCTAGCTAGTAATGTTCCACTATCTGAGTTTAGACGCATATCTAGTTGACCCGTATATCTATAGTTACTTCCTGCAGTGCCTCTAAGACAAAACTCAATATTAACTTCATACACTCCTGTTTCGTTTATCGTATAAATGCCACCACTTTCTGAGTAGATAGAATCATTAAAAGATGATGCAACATCAATATTACTAATTCTACTAGCAGTGGTGCTGTTAAAGTTTTCATTACCAGTAGGATCTTTATAGATAGCAACTTTCATTGCAGATGATCCACCACTAGGAGCATCAACCCAGCTTGTCCCAGTTGCAGTAGAACTTAATAGTTGACCAGAGGTTCCTACATCACCAGAACTATCCGTTAGAGTCCCATCTACTTGAAGACTCCCATATACTCTACTTCCACCTTTTAACTTTGCCATCAGTATCTTAGTTTTTTACTATTTATTTTACGAACCAGAATAGTCTGGATTTTGAATAAATGGAGCAAAGTTTTTTACTGAGTTTTGGTAAATATTTTTTATTTCTAAATCATCTAGTTGTCTACTGTACAGTAATACGTTTCCAATTACTCCATCAAAATACGCCTCAGCTCCAGACGTGTGTTGTTCTGCTCCAACTTTAACGGTATTAATACCACTGGTACTATATGTGTTTGTTGGACTTAAAAAACTAAGATCATTACCAGTTTTAGGTTCTCCATTCACATAACATTTTATATCACCAATAGTTCCCGAACTTGCCATAGAAAAAGCAATCATTTGATATGAGTTTCTTTCATATCCTTCAGCTTCGATAAGGTTCATTACTGAACTATCAATTTCAACATAACCATTTCCAAGTTCTAGTCTAGCAGCACCTTGACCTGTTACTCTAACAGTAAATCTTTCTCCTGATTGGTTTCGACCATATGAAAATAATCTAGCATTAGTAGCATCAGTTTGATTATATTTAAATCCAACTATAATAGTCCTTGCTGCTGATCCTGTAACACCATTATAAGAAGAACCACTATTAGAACCATCACATGCTCCATATCTAGCAGTGCCATCAAATCCCACACCGCGATATTTTATATCAGTATTATCAGGAATGAAAAGAACACCAGGAATATTTGGACTAACAGGTCCAGTTGTATCTCTATCTAGATCTTCAATAACAAAAGCATTCCATTCTTGTGCTTGAGGTGGAATGATAAGTTTTCTGTCTCCTGATACTGGATACTTGGTTGCTGCATAAAAATATGGATTACTAGAACTAACATCCGCTTCGTTTGCTCCAGCAGCTAATAGTTTTGCATCTCCTATTGCTACAAGTTTTCCCCAATTTGAAAGAGTTGTTATATCAGTACCTCCTTGAAAAGATTCTGGTTGTGTTTCACCATCATTACCAAAAATATATGTTGTATTAAGAAAACCTGTTGTAGTTCCAAATAATCTGGATCCTCCAACAATAAGAGTTCCATCCGACCTATCAACGTCTAAGGTACTTCCAAAAAAAGTATTAGCAGTACCTGTAGGATTAGAGATCTTATATTCATTTGTTCCATCTAAATCATAACGATAAACTGCTCCTTTTTTGGAATCATGCCCAGGAGCTCCTACGTATATTTTGCTATTTCCTATAGCAACACAGAATCCAAACTCATCATCACTGGATCCATCGGAAGCAGTAATTTTAGTTTCTCCAGTTCCATCTACATTGAATACATAAACTGCTCCTTCCGCAGAATTAATGCTACTATCTCCTACTACAATTTTACCATTTGCCATAGCACCAGAAACGCCCCATGATGTAGTAATATTAGAATCGGTAGAAGTAATTTTAGTTTGGTATGTTCCATCTAAGTCAAAAACATATGCTGCTTGTCTAGCAGTAACTAAAATCTTTCCATTATCAATATCTACATCATATCCAAATAATAAATCATCTGCGGAATCTGGGGGAGTGACCCAACTTGAATAATCAATTGATTCACCTGAAGCAGTTAAACTAATAATAGTTATTGCTCCTCTATCGTCTCCAACAGATCCAAAAGCTTTATCTTTAGGAGCACCTACAACAACTGTATTTTCAGCAACGGCAACAGCAAATCCAAACTGATCACCATCTCCCAATCCCTGAAGAGAAGAAAATATAATTTCTCCTGTTCCATCTAAATTATAGATAGATACTTGAGACAATTCGCTAGTCGAAGGACTAGGATTACCAATAACAATTTTTCCACTTCCTATAGAGATAGAATTAGAATATAAAGCATAACCCGCATTGTAATTTCCATCCAATGATGTTAATGGAAAGAAATGTTCTGAACCTACCGTATTAACAAAATTATAATGAATATTAGTACCAGTAAGAGGGAACTCTTCATATGATGGAATTACTGTTTTTTTTATAAGTGTTGTAGGATTATTACCAGAACTAGAAACAGTGCCATTACTAGATATACTGACATCTAAACCATTATTACCTGCTGAATATAATCTATATTTGGGGTTTCCAAAAAGACTCTTCTGATTTCTAACAAGAATCTCTACACTTTGTCCTACTTGAACTTTTGGATTTGCAGAACATATCAACCAGTAATCATCTCCCGAGCTGGATTGTCCACCTCTACTTCCATTTTTGGTGAAGTTACTATTAATATTTAAATGCCTATTATTACCACTAAGATCATCCCATGTAGTTACAGCAGTAGTAACGGTTTGATCTGCTGTGAGTGTTGTTGGATATTCTCTACCCGTTCCCCAAATAATCCTAACGATACCATTTGCACCATCTCCGCCATCTTGGTTGTCTTTACCGCCACCGCCACCGCCACCATACAATCCTCCATTACCACCATTATCATTTGATGTGGTTTGCCCTTGCCCACCACCGGAACCGCCACCACCGCCAGTTCCGCCTATTCCGGCAAATCCATTAGTTAATGATGTAGCCGTCACTCCTACACCACCACCGCCACCACCTGCAGCAGACACCCCGCCGCTGCCACCGCCACCACCGCCACCATTAGTACCAGCACTAGCATTATTGGATCCTCTATCACCACCATCACCGCCATCACCACCATAACCAGCAGCACCACCACCGCCACCAGCTCCATTAGTGGAATCTGAAGTAGCTCCACCAGCACCACCATTTGCCGCTCCATATCCTGTCAGCGTGAATATTGATGTCCCAACTCCACCAGCACCACCACCGGATTGATTTTCATCAGTTGATGATCCACCTTCTCCACCAGTTGCCTGCGCGTATACCCTCGTAATTCCTACATCGGATGATATAGAAGAAGTTCCACCAGTAGCACCAATATCACCACCAGCACCACCTGCACCAACTACTACTGAATATTGTTGATATGCTCTTGCACTCAATTTAGCATAAGCAAGTCCACCACCACCGCCACCTGCTCCGGGTTCATCGTCATTAGTAGCGTTTCCACCTCCACCACCGCCACCAACGACAATAGCAGAAGAATCGGAAACACCTGCAGGCATTGTAAATGTGTAACTTCCTGGAGTTGTGTAGTCAATCTGTCCTTGAGTATCTCCAGTGGTAGTGAAGGTTCCATTTATATCAAAATGAAGTTCTAAACCATTTGTAGGAATATCATCAAAAGGCTCTATTTCATCAATGTTTCCTAAAGTAAAAAGAGTTCCAGCTGGATCAGTTCTTATTGTAGGAGTATTGTCAATTTGTTTTGGTTTAAGTTCAAGAGTAATTGCTGCATATGAATCACTGCCACTACCACCAAATGCTCCTGGATTGATGGATCCAGCGGATACATTAGATTGGTAAGCAGCCATTACAGTAGCTCCAGTGGATCCATCGTCACTTTCGGATTCAATCATAGTGAAACCAGTTGGAGCTGTAACAGGAAATACTTGATCATCATCTAGAAATCCAATAATAACAACAGTCGAACCAGCACTTACTGTTAGTGCTCCTGGATTAGGCATACTAAAATTACCAGTAGAAGTTATAAAATTAATACTAGAAGGAGTAAGACATTCAGGATCAACTCCACTAAAAGCAAACTGAATATTTGGAGCTCCAGATATAGTTGTAGCAGATTGAGAACTATTCCCAACATTATAATACGACAATGCATAGTTTGGATTGTCATTAGTACCTCTATCGATACCTACCCATTTAAGTGGATAATCTACCTCATTAATATCATGACAATGTGCATGAAAAACAACATCACCTGACTCTACTGATGCCATTGTTGTTAGAGAGGTGGATCCATCATAATCAGCACTTGACCCTAGTGAAATAGTTTCAGTAGAAATAGAAGATATAGATGTTTGTTCATCAATTTCAGTACAAAGAACTTTAGACTCCTTAGTAACTTTAAAGTCACTAACGTTTGTATCTCTCTCGTCAAACTCAACCGCACGAAGGTTTCCCGGTGTAGGAAATTGTTCCAAGACAACATCTCCTGGTGGTAACTCCCTTCCTGTTAGTTTTGCAACGTTTCCCATAATTATGATGCGTTATATACGAAGTCTAGACTGTCGTCAGTTTCATTATATAGTATCTCAAATCTCTCGGTAGATGCTGAGTTCTCGCATCTTACTGCTCCTTTAACTGTAACATCTGCAGTAGCAGTTAGTGTTCCTGTTACCGTAGCACCAGAAGTAGTAGTTTCAAGTTTTTTGGAATTGTTGTGATAGAGATCTACACTACCATCTTTAGTAGCGGTAAATAAAGTGTCTGAATTGGTTGTCTCACTCATAGTGAAGACACTACCATTCCAACTCATACTCATATTATCTTGAATACCACCAGTAACATCATCAAAAACTAGTGTTGGAGTATCAGATTGAATCCAAACTTGACCTGTACCTTGCGTAAAAATCTTAAGATCTTGACCTGTAGCAGTCGTAATCTGATTAGTTGCGCCTGCTGCATCATGATAAATCTGTAGGTCTTGAGAAGCACCAAACTGTAACCTATCATCGGTGGCACTACTACTATCGCCAAATTGAATTAGATTACCATTGGTGTCTAATGTTCCACCAAGTTGTGGTGTTGTATCTTCTACAACATTGGAGATTCCACCACCACCACCAGTGCTAACAGAACCATCTGCCATCAAGAACTGGGAAGATGTTCCGCCAGACTTAACGATTGAAGTTGCAGTTAGTGCTCCTGTTACCGTAACGCCAGAAATGGTAGTTATCAAAGTTTGAACATTGTTGTGATAAAGTTCACATGCTCCATCAGCATTAAACAATGCAATATTTTCAGTGCCACCTGTTTGTTGGATAGCAAATAAATTACCAGCAGGAACGCGAGTAAGTAGGTTACCTGTTGAATTATCTATGTATGAACTCGACCCATCATGATAAATCTGCAGATCTCGGCCATCGCCAAAATGTGCTCTATTAACCATTTCACCACTACTATCAGGAAATTCAATTACATTACTATTGGTATTTAAATCTCCACCAAGTTGTGGTGTAGTGTCATTTACAACATCAGATGAGATTCCACTCAGTCCAGAACCGTCGCCAGTTGGTGTGAGATAATCTGTGCCAGCAACAGCAGCAGAAATAGTTGTTCCATTAGACTTGACAATTCCATTAATGGCAGCAACTACAGGATCAGTTTCTGTATAAGAAGTTAGATATGTTTGAAGATCACTAATCTGAGATTCTGTAATAGATAATGCTGCCTGGTGCTGTGTTACAGAACTTTCAGTGATATTAGCATTAGGTACATTTGCCCAAGTAACCGCAGAAGAAAGATCATTAGTTTCTGTATAAGAAGTTAGATATGTTTGAAGATCACTAATTTGAGATTCAGTGATACTTAATGCTGCCTGATGTTGAGTTACACTCGATTCGGTGATATTAGCATCGGGTACATTTGCCCAAGTAACCGCAGAAGAAAGATCATTAGTTTCTGTATAAGATGTCAAATACGTAGAACTATCAACAGAACCATCTGCCTTTAAGAACTGGGAAGATGTTCCGCCATTTTTAATAAATGCTTCTGCTTCAATATCCTTATTAGAGACCCACTTAGTTCCACTATGAGAATAGTTAAAGGTAGCACTAGCACCGTCAACAGTTAAACCTGCACCATCTGCTGCAGCAGAGTCAGCAGCACCTGAAGCAACAGTGATGTTTAAATCCGAGACATCTAGAGTGGTCGTATTTAGAGTTACCGTAGTTCCATTGACAGTAAGGTTACCACTCAAAGTGAGATTTGTACCAGTAGCATTTGTTGCCAATGCACTAGCAGTTGCAGCATTACCTGAAGTGTTAGCACTTAAAGTATTTGTAGATGCATTATAAGTGTAGTTAGCACTATTAGTGAATATCTGTTCGTCTCCTGTCGCAGTTCTAACGAACACAGGGAAACATGTAGTATCACTAGCGTTGTTTCCTAAGTCAACGGTAGAGGCAACTGAAGCAATATCAGCAGTTCCAGCAAGATTTGCACTAATTTTATTTGTAGATGCATTATACAGTAAACTAGAACTATTAGTGAATATCTGTCGATCCCCTCCAGAATCTTTAACGAATGTCAAGAAACATGTAGTATCACTAGCGGTGTTTCCTAAGTCAACTGTAGAGGCAACAGAGGCAGTTCCAGTAAGATTTGCACTTATAGTATTTGTAGATGCATCATAAAGTAAATTAGAACTATTTGTATTTATCCGTTGAGCTCCTGATGTGGCTCTAACGAATGTTAGAAAACATGAACTATCGGTAGCGTTGTTTCCTAAATAAACCAACTCAGCTTTAGTTGCATTTGCAGCAATACCTGAGGTGTTAGCACTTATAGTATTTGTAGATGCATCATAAGTGTAGTTAGCACTATTAGTGAATATCTGTTGAGTTCCAGTTGTATCTCTAACAAACAAAGGGAAACATGTAGTATCAGTGGCGTTGTTTCCTAAGTCAACCTTATCAGCATCAGTCGCATTAGAAGCAGTTCCAGTTAGATTTGCACTTATAGTATTTGTAACTGAATCATAAAGTAAATTGTTACTATTAGTGAATATCTGTCGATCCCCTCCAGAATCTCTAACGAATGTCAAGAAACATGTATCATCACTAGCGGTGTTTCCTAAGTCAACTGTAGAGGCAACTGAAGCAGTTGTTGATAAAACATTCGTAGATGGATTATATGTAAGACCAGTATCAACTTCTGGTCTTTGAGATCCTGTAGATCCATCAACAAAAACTAAGTATACTGATTCATTAGTGTTGTTATTTTCGTGGACATCGATATTCTGAGCAAGAGTTGCTTCTGATGCAGTAACAGAACTCCATGTTACATTACCAGAACCATCACTAGTTAAAACATATCCACTAGTTCCATTTGTAGTTGGATAAGATAGTCCCCCAGCAGTAAGAGAACCTGTAATGGTTGCATCTCCACTAGCACTAATACTACCTAGAGTTGCACTGGTAGCAGTTACATTAGGAATATTGAACTCGCCAGTTGATGGAACGTATCTTAAACTCGTATCAGTTCTGAGGTTTTCATCTCCAGTTGTAGCATCAACAAAAGTGATGTAATGAAACCCAGATGCACTATTTGTAGCAGTTAGAGATACAGTCTCTGCATTAGCACCAACATCTACAATACTTTCCGTTCCGTCAACATTTTTCTTGATGAATACTTTTCCATCATACGTATTGATCGCTACTTCTCCCAACGCCAACTGTGTAGTTGTGGGAACTGAATTAGCCGTAGCAGATCTACGTAATTTAATTGTTGGGGCTGCCATGGTGATACCTATCTAGGTTAAAACTCACCACCATCCTTAACTGTATCTACAGTTTTCTTACGAGTAGATGGTGATTTTTTTGAAGCGTTATCTAACGCTTTTTGTAACTCGGAAACATTATCTAATGTTTCCTGTAATTTTTTTTCATGACACTTAATACGTGCCTCCAAAGCAACAATCTGGCTGAGTTGTGTTGACAATTTTTCAGTCATCACCTCAACCAGAGTTGCGTAATCTACTTGAACATCCATAATAAAAATACAATATCAATTATTTATCAATAGGTTCCAGCATCAACTACTAGGTTCTGGAGGTATCTTCCAGCGGTTGCACCATCAGGAGCATCACCAGCAGCAAGGTAACTAATAACTGCTTCGTTAGTTCCGGCAGTGTCTGTTACATTATAAGCAAGTGATAAGAATGCAACTGGTGTTGGAGCAGCATCACTGCCACTACCAGCAATAGCAGTAGTACCAGCAACGAATAAATCCGCTCCTTCGTCATAACCAATGAATACATTGTCTAATGAACCACGATTAACAATCAGACCAGAATCTGAAGTAGGAGCAGTGCTACCACCAAGTCCCTGTTGCAGTTCAAGGATAGCATCTGTGACTGTCGTATTTGTTGTATTGACAGTAGTAGTTGTTCCATTAACTGTTAGGTTACCTTGGATCGTAACAGTAGATCCATTATCAGAAATAGAACTATTTACAAGTTGATCAGTAGACCACTTAAGAACTGCATTGTCTGTCAAGTTAGCAGCGTTCTTAAATGCTACGCTATCGGCAGCAACTGCAATACCATCTCCAGCACCAACATTCAAACCTACAGTTTGACCTTCGCTTGCGGTTCCAGTCTTGGTAAGACCATTTCCTGCGGTTACATCCTCAACATAGTTACCATTAGTATCAGTGCTAAGATCAATAGGTCCAAGAGTAATTTCTTGACCAGAGATGCTTAGATAATCATGTGATGTATCATCAAGAGTTACATTAGTAGAATTATCTGTTCCTGCTGCATCAACACCTAAAGTTCCTCTAGCAGTAGCAGCATCTGCATCATCAATTAGAGATCTACCAAAAGCACTGATGGCAGTAGTAGCAGCACTAGTAGCAGAATCAAAGTATGGGAATGTATTTGCTGCTTGAGTTAATCCAGCAAGATCAGCAAGAATAGCATTCTGTGCTTGAACGTCTGTGCCGATAGTTAATCCGAGAGATGCTCTAGCAGTTGCTCCAGATTCTAGAACAAAGTTTGATCCATTACCAACAATGAATCCGCCATCAGTTGTCGATAAACCAGCAACATCAGCAACAGTTCCTGTTCCAGCGATAGAGATAGCATCACCGTTTGTAGTGACAGTAACAGCGACTCCACTACCTCCAGAAGCAGTAAGTGTTTCACCATTAGAAAGAGTAGTGGTATTAGAACCATCTGAAATGGTCCAACCCGTATAACCACTTTCCTGGGTTACCCAAGACAAGTTGCCATTAGTATCTGACTGGAGAATCCTATTTCCTCCAGGAGCATCTGGCCAAGTATATGTAGAATCGTTAGCAGTATCTGCAACCTTAAAGGTAACAGATCCACCACCACTACCATCAGTTCTGGATAGAATTACAACTTCTCCAGATGCTGTAGCAGTAGCAGCTACCAGTGATTCATCGACACGAGCGGTAAAAGAACTACCACCAATAGTAACAAAAGAAGCAGACCCATCTGCGATGTAAAGAACACCTGCGGTAGTATCTACAAAAGGTTCACCAATTAATGCATTATTAATACTTGCTGCGGAAGGAGACTGAGTTCCCCTTCTTAGTCTTAATCTTGGTGCTGCCATGTGCCTTTTCTACGTAAAGAACAATATCCTTCCTATATTTAGTAAGTTCCGTAATCTAAAGCATCATCGTCAGTTCCATCTGCTTGATCTAACACCTCAAACTTAGTTATATGTTCGTATTTTAATGTACCAGCATTCCATACTAACATACTACCATCGTGTCTTCTAGAAATATCAACATCAGTTGATGCTCCTAATGTAGTGGGACTAGGTGTACCCCCACCACCTGGATTGCTTGGTCCAGATCCTCCTCCGCCAGAATTACCTGATCCACCGCCACCAACATTACCAAATCCTGGATTACTAACGACAACAGATGTGGCAACTTGTGACACACTCGTAGACACAACGTTACCACCCCGACCAGTGTTGACTGTTATTTGATATGCCATTTAAATTACTACGAAAGTACAGAAGGTTCTACTTCAATGATACCCTCAATAACTTTTTCTTTTACTTCGGTGCTAGTATTTTCAATGAAGATATTATATACATATCTTCCTACCTTTAAACTAGTTGTTGTAGTTGTAAGAGCACCTCCATGATCAGGCATACTAATTCTTATTAGTCCTTCCGATGCATTTAAATCTCCCTGAGCATTTAGGGAAATTACATTGGAAGTAGTATAGTTTCTTGCCATAAAGGCACTTACAGTATATCCAGTTAGGTCAATAAAATTACCATTAACGTCCTTGAGATTAAAGTCCGCATTGAAATCAGTGCCCTTAGTAATTGTTAAATTAACAGGTATTGCCGCCATGAAAAAACCCTCCCATATTCTTATTTATATGAGAGGGTTTCTATCATTCTTCAGTTGTCTCTGGAGTCTCTGGAGTCTCTTCAGATTCTTCTTTAGGACTCAGAAGTTCTAAGGTTTCCATACCTCCTTGAAGTTTTAGTTTATACTCTTTTGCTTTAGCAAGGTTTGATTCTAATTCGGCAATCTGCTTATCTGTGGTAGCAAGTTGCTCTTCAAAGTTTGCTCTAAGTTGTTCAGTGTCCATTGTAATCAAAAAAATAATTTATACTAGTATTTAGTGCCTAGGAACGGCGGGGTTTGTTGGAGGATCGATTTTGAAAGGAAGAAATGATTCAGGGAGTTCTTGATTTGCTCGATAAACAATATTCAAATGCCATCCTGGCAGAGGAGTTGCAGAATTATCTACAGGTTCTTCTTCTCCAGTTAACTCATCAATTTCATATCTTCTAGTGCTTTCATCGTAGAGAGTTCCTACTACATCGATAAATCCTGGACCAGGAACATCAATAACAGTGTCCCCAGTTGCATCATATGTTTTTACATATTCCAGTGGTTCAGCAAGTTCTAAGAACTGCTCCATGGAATCAAATCTCATATAATGTACTAACATTGGTAAGTCCGCTCCTTTTCTATATTTAGTAATTCCAGAATTGATATGCCATACTATATCTTGGCGTATCTACCGTAGTACCACTACCAGAATGAAGAACATCTCCTGGAATAATTAAAAGTCTTCCAGGCATAGGAGAAATTAAATCTGTTTTCATTTCTCCTGGTACTCTATTTGGCGAGAAAAATATTTTTGTTTCTCCTCCCCATTCAGGTTTCCATTTTGTGTTGGGGTATATAATAAAAGTCCAACAACCTTCAACTAAAGAATCTGTGTGTGGAAGAGGTTTGTCGTCTTTTTCAAAACAATTATACAACACTCTATCAAATTTTTCAACTTTTGGTATCTCAAGAAAATCTAACTCTAATATTTTATTGAGATACTTTTTTTCTATAGATGCAAAATCTTTTTCTAAAACATGAAACCCTTTGGAAGATGGTTGTTTGAAGTTTGATTCTTGAACATCATCAAACATAATCCATTCAATCGATTGAATGTGATTAGTTAACTCTTCTATTTCTGTTTCTGTTAAAAAATTATCAATCACCCAGCAATCTGGTCTAACAATCTTTAGTATCATGGAGAAGCAATTTTAATAATAGTAATTACACCTGATGGAGCAGTAATAGTTCCAGTATTTCCTAATTGAGATCCTCTAAGTCTTAATGTAGAATTAGATCCAACCTGAAACAAAGCAGTTCCTGTATCACTACTAAAATTGTGGGTTCCGCCTTGCTGTGCTCCACCACCTCTACTATAGTTTGATTGATATCTGAAGGGTTGAATACTTCCATTAATATCCCACTGGAAACCAGCATTGGTTCTAACTCCACCAGTAAGTCTACAATTAAAAGAACATTGATATGTTCCTTCATCAGCAATAGTGATGGTAGTTCCATTAGTCAAAGATGTGATACCACCAGGATCAAATACAAGTGCCAAACCATCAACATAGTTAGTAGTATTTAAATTAGTTCCACTACCAAAACTATATTTTGCTGCTAGTGTGTAAGCAGCACTTCCTGGTCTAATATCTTCTCCCGCGTAATTTTCAACAGCTGTTGCTGCTTTAATTACATCTACATGTAGTTTACCTGTTCCTGGCATTATGCAATCCTCCAAAGTGTGATGTAACTATCTCCAGCAATGATAGTTGTATTTTGTCCTGCCGCTCCTGCTTGACCAAATTCCATTGCAACTGTATCTCCAGCATTTAAATTGTAAGCAGTTACCAATTCAGTGCTTGCTTCATTATGACCACTTGCTACTCTAATATACGAAGATCTAGATTCTTCAAACTGACCGCTAGAATTAATACGAAATCTAAATCTAGGAGAATCACGAGCTGCTGAATTATTATATGCCGTACTAGCCATCACAATATACATTCCTGAAATAGGAATGGTAATAAATGTAGCGTCATTAGACCAAGCACCAGTTTCCGACTGATTAATGATTGGAGATGTATTAAACACTGTTCTCAAAGTAAATCCAGCTGTGTCATTTGGATTTGGATTTGCAGTCAAGTTTGTTTGATACATCGCTGTAGAATTATAACCAGTAGATACTGATCCAGTACCTTCTTTGGTTACAGTGTTTGCTTTAATTGTTGTTACTGTTAAAGATCCCATTATTATTCTGCAATTTTGTAAACTAATGCGTGACTAAAATCTAGCAATGTACAATCATTGCCATTGAATCCTGTGCCATGATAGAACTGCAATCTTAAAGTAGAACCTTGATTAAGCTGATACATAGTTGCTAATGATGTAGATGCTGTGTACTGACCGCTAGCATCTCTACAATAAGAACCTCTAGCTTCTTCTGGTTGAGCAGATCCATCAACAACCCATCGATGCCAAACAGTCCAACGATATGAACTATCTTGGGTAGTACTCTCAATATATCCTACATTAGCATAGCAATAATAGATTCCATCTTCTGGAACAGTGATTTCAGAAGTAGAAACAGTAAAACCACCCTGATTAATAACAGTAGAATTGAACACATTTTTTTGTGTCCAATTAGTTCCGCCATTAGTCATGTTAGTCCCAGCAGGTCCTAATCTAACTTTGACGAGGGGGATAACTGATGATCCCCCTCCTTGTGGTGGTTCTACCGAGTTATAAAGTAACTCGTCGCATTCAATAGCACTCATTGCTTTTGTATAGACTCCTCATTCTATTTATCAAAGTATCTGCCAGATGCCATTGACGATTACTGTATTTCCACTAGCGATAACAACGTCTCCTGTAGAGAATGCATTAGTTCCTGCAGGAACAGTTACATTTTCAGAAATAGTAGATCCTGAAGCCTTGATAATACCCTGACTATCTAACCATTGAGCACTTCCATTAGCTTGTAATCCAGACTTAGCATTAATAACACCAGTAACATCAGCACCGCCAGTAGTGATAGTTAGAGCACCTTCAAGTCTAGATGTACCTTGAACACGAAGGCGACCAGATTCACCATTATCAGTGAAGTCCTCGCCAACATCAAGAGTATATGCTGGTGTTGTTTCACCAATACCAACTCTGGAGTTTCTGTAGATATTAGTTCCATTTTCAGTCCAACGTGAGGTGACAAACTCACTATCATTCTGATAGAGAATACCAGAGAAGTTGACATCACCAGCAACGTTTAGAGAATACTGAGTAGTGCCATTTACAAATGCAGAAGTACCAATTCCAATCTGATCATTACCGATGAAAGTATTACCACCATGAGGATTAGCATGATGTGGAGTTCCGCTATAGACTCTAAAGTTACGGCAAGAAAGAACATTACTTGCTGTTCCATTAATAGCAGTACCACCAGAATTGGTAACCGTCATTGCAAATACAATGGTATCACCTGGATTTAGATTGGTGATAGCAGCAGAGAAGTTTCTGTACGCAGTTGCATTAGCAGCATTACCATCCAGATAAGTAACTGAATTGTAATCATCTGTAATTACAGGTGTTCCATTAACACTAATTCTATATCCATAGAATCCAGAGTTAGTTTTAGTGGACCACTTAATTCTAAGATCACCAGTCTTCTCAGCAACAAATGTATTTACATCGTAGTAATTTGAGTTGCCATTATTATTTGCTGTCTCAATTTCTCTATCGTTAAAGAATACCAGATAAGCATCCTGATCACTGTAACTAATAGCAGAAGCATTTTCTGTGTGTACTTGACCATTAACAGATAACTTATATGGAATGTTTAATGGAGACTGACCGATACCAACATTTCCAGAACCTGTTTCAATGTCTCCACCAGCTCTTAGTAGTAGAGAAGTTGAGAGACCAGTGATATCAGCATCTGCTCCGCTACCAGCAGCACCATTGAAATACAAATCAGCAAGAGATGTTGTCGCTGGATTATTGGTGCCATAATCAGATGGTGCTCTAAAGATGTTCCAGGTATAAGCATATCCACCATTCTGGAAAGCAATACCTTGTTCGTGTTCGTTAGTACCAGTTCTGATAGTTAAAGCACTACGGAAATCATTGCCAGTAGTGAATACATTCAACTTACCATTTTGAGATGGTGTTGCTGAAGGTGATGTGCCTACAAGTACGTTACCGTTTGCTTGATCAGCATAGATCAAGTTATTACTAGAATCAACTCTAAAGGTTCCTTCAACATCTAGTGAATCAGTAACATCAACATCCCCATTGACTGTTAGCAATCTAGTAGTAGCATTACCAATAGTTAAGTCGCCATCAAGTGTTCCACCTGTAATTGGTAGGTTACCAGTTGCAGCACCATCTAGAGTTGCTGTAATAGTACCCGCAGCGAAGTCGCCATTAGAATCTCTGGCAACCAATTTACCATTAGCATTAGTATCATATCCTACAGGATTATTGCCATCAAGACCATCATCAAATAGTAAATTAGCAGCGTTGAATACTACGTTATTATTGACTGTAAATGAATCATTATTAACAACTTCAACATCTAGAGTTCCTCCTCCATTGCTTCCGTTACCTCCAGATGCAATGATACGAGAATCATATGTAACAGATGTAGAACCAGATCTGAACTCTACAGATGGTGTTGTACCACCAGAAGGATCATCTTTTCTACCAAGAGTTAACTTGCCATCTTCTAGTTTAGCACCTTCATAAACAGTTTGAGTGGTTTCATTATTAGGAGGAAGGATGATTCTATAATCAGCAAATGGTGGTCTATTAGAAGCACTACCAATAGTTAATGCGCCAGTAAATCCTCCATTAGTAATGTAACCAATGATAATACTATAGTCACCGGATGTATCTTCAGCAGATGCAGGGTTTGGTGGTACAGGTATCTCATCATTTGTGATGATGTTTGTAATCTGGAAAGAACCTACCGCGTTTGAAGTCGAATCGTAAAGGTTAACTACCTGGAAAGAACCATTATCAATAAATGGTAATCCTGTCAGCAATTGACCAGGAACATAAACTTCATAATATTCAAAGTTGTTGATCTTTCTAATGGTAAGGGAATCCTTTACATTAGTTTCATCTAGGTATTCTGGGATTCTGTTGGTAGATAGAATACCAAAATTAATATTGTAAGCAGTTTGATACCACTTGCCTTGCTTGTTATCAAGTTTGTCGGCATCAAGACCAGTGTCTACGCCATCGTTTAGAGATGTCCAAACTTTATACCAACTACCAAAATTATTTGCAGGTGTAGTACCAGAACCACGAATCCATAGATTATTGTTATCAGTAAATGCTAACTGTCTTACACCACCATAAGTAGCGTCAGTTCCACTAGCACCATTTCTTGCAGTTAGTACCAAGTGACGGATACCACCATCATCTAGTCCATCAGCAGAATTATTTTTAGTTTCTGCTTTGAAACCAGCTGGGAATTGAGATGGGTTAGAAGAAGAACTTAATGCACCTACATCTGTGTTCAATCTCAAGGTATTACCAGAGGAACCAGAAATATTAATATTATAAGTACCAGACAATCTATCTGTTGCTAATAGACCTGCTGAGAGGTTACTAGCGTTTGTATAGTATGTTCCTTGGAATCCGTCAAGCAAGTCAGCATTGAGGTTACTTCCATCACCAGTCTTGAGTTCTACAGAACCATTACCATCAAGTCCAACATTAAATTGCGACTTCTTAAATCTAGAAACACCAACTGTGCCATAAAGATCCTGAGAGATAGTCTGCTCAGTTACTCTCTTAACATCAATAGTTGTGTTAGCATAGTTTCTAGTTACTTCACCAACTTTTGCCAAAAGAACGGCATTAGAACCTGCTCCCAATTGAGGTGGTAGTGAGGTTACTGTGAAATCTCCAGTAGTATATCCACTACCACCGTCAGTTACAACAATGGTAGTAATATTTCCGGTTCCATTAACAGTGATGTTCGCTTTTAGACCAGAACCATTTCCACCAGTAAGTGGAGTGTCATTATATGTTCCAGGTGTGTATCCAGTGCCCTGATTAGATAGGATGATATTATCAACAAAAGCGCCGATAGTAAATGTTGATTCTAATACAAGAGGAGAACTTCCTCTTTCAAACTCAATTACTGTTCCAGAAGGGATTTCTTGAGTTAAAGTCTTATCAAGAGAGATTTCTGTAGTTCCAGCAGAAGTAACTACATTAGTAATTAATGTATCTGCTTGGATACCAGAAACATTATTAATTACCTCATGACCTTTAAGTACATCTGAGTTAGTTGCGAAAGATAATGTACTAGAGTTAATAGCACCAGTAGCACTAGTAATAGCAAAGTATCTTGTTTCTGCTCCCTTCAGTGATTGCATGACGGGAGCGAACGCTTGGTCTCCACGTAAGAATGTAAACGAGTTAGCAGCAGCTGAGTTTTGTGCTAGTCTCGATGTGGAGATAATTCCAGATGTAATATCAGAAGCAGCAATCTGGTTAGAGGATAGTGCTACCCAGTTAGCAGCGTTAGTAGAAGAGGTATTATATACTCTAGTTAGATTGACAGTAGCACCATTGTCATCATCGATGAAGTCAGTATCCTCCATCTTAACTGCGTTAACAATGTTACCATACAATCTACTTTCAATTAGAGCAGTTGCAGTTGCTTGAGTTCCACCGCCACCAGGAGCATCAATAGTAATATTTGGATTAGCGGTATATCCTAAACCTCCAACATAACCATTGAATAGATTAATAGTCAGAGAAATAACGGAACCATTAGCAACAGTTGCGGTTACATCTGCTGCTTGAGTTGGTGTTCCTCCATCAGAAGGAGTTACAGTTACAGTTGGTGTTGATACATATCCAGAACCACCTGCTGTAATGTTTACTTTGTAAACTACACCTGCTCTATATTCTGTTGCCTGAATCTGAGATCCAGAACCACCTAAAGATCCACCAGAATCTCTAGAAACATACACGTCATTGACGGTGAATGCTAGAGCAGGGTTTTCATTAAATGCTAAGAACTGACTTTCAGTATCATCATTAAGAATGAATGATTGTGATGTATCATTCTGAATAACAATGTCACCTGCAAGAGCACCACTATCTCCATAGATTGTATTTTCGCTAATTCTTGCTGCTTGATCTGCTACAGTGTAAACACTGAAAGGTCTTAGTGCAGGAATCTGATCTAGAGAAATCTTACCAGAATCAGTAAGTTCAACTAGTGCTCTAGGAACAGCGTTCGTAGAGTATGGTTTGTTGATGTAAGGTCCAAGGTTGTTAGTGATGAAGTCCTTAACCGCCTTCTGAGTTGGGATCTTACTATCAGAAGAAGTAGCGCCACCGAGTGTATTGGATGCGTCGAAACCAGTAACAACAACGTCGCCACCCTTCAGTTTCAAGAACTCAACTTCCGAGATGGTAACCGTACCTGTGAAGGTGATAGCACCAGTTCTGTTCTCAATCTTAGCGAAAGTACCAACCTTAAAGTCACCCAGTTCGTCAGTACCAGAAACATATACACGACCGTAGTCTTCCGATACTTGCTCATTGGCATCAACCTTAACGCCACCATTCTCGGGTAGAGCATTATAGTTTGTACCAGAACCTGCAAACTCCCAAGTGTGAGAAGAAGAGTTAACGATAGAAGGTCTGTGTAGAGAAACTTTAGGATTACCTCCATAGTTTGCTACATTGTAAGCAACTAAGTCTGTACTTAGAACAACTTGATTGGTAGCTTCATCAATTAGTTCTAAAGCATCTCCTGTTCCATTATCAAGTGTTAATGCAGAATTGAATGGAGGTCCTACAGTTCCACCAGTTAGAGATTCGATGAAGTATTCATCATCCGGGTCGGCGTTTCTATAACCATCAACTTTTACAATATAATCTTCTAGAGGTCTTCTTCCAAGATTCTCTACATTAATAATAGTTCTTCCTGTAACTGTGTTGGAGACCGAAGCAATGGTAGCGCGGATATAAGTACCACCACCTGTTGTATAACCTTGATCAAACTCATATGCATCTTTTCTGAATCCTCTTGCCCTTAGAGCAAACGTACCAAAGTTTGTAGCAGAGTTGGTGATAGATGCGTAACCACCAGATTCAGAAAGGACGCCATTTTCAGCAAAGATGACGAAGACAGAAACTAACTGGGTATAACCATCATTGGTAACCTTATATCCTGTACCACCAAATGTGATAATAGTAAAGGCAGCAGCAACCATTGACTTACCCTGGTTGGGGAAAGATGCTGTTCCATCAAGTTCCAGACCAGGGAAAGGTGAGTTAGGTTGAGCAACCTTATCTCCGTCGATCTCAGCACCGCCACCACCTAGGAAGGAGATAACAGAAGCGTTCTGAGTATATGGTGATGCCTCAATGATGGGCAGATCATCATATGTAGTGGTTGGAGTAATTAACTTATTATCTTGATCATACAGATAATTATTTGGTCTGCTTAGAATATTAGTTGTGTCAAATAATGTTCCATATGTACGTGTTGTTGCACCAGGAAGAATAGTTCCATCTAAAATCTGCTCAAGCAAGAGCATGGAAGTATTAATTGTAGTAGCAACATTGTTGCACATTGGTTGATCACCAGTTGTGTAAATGGCGATCGAGTTGTTTTGAGTTCTTACAAAAGTGTGAGCAGACTGTGGAAGGTGCTTGACACTATTAGAAGTTGCACTAACAAACGTATGTGGAGATTGTGGAAGATGTCTTACAGCATCTGCAGTAGCAGTAAGAAGTGTCGCGTAACCAACAATTCCAGAAGTAATGTTAACAGTAATCTGACCATTTTGTCTCTTGACTCCGTTAGCAGTTGCACTAACAAAAGTGTGTGCTCCTGTATATGCAGATGATCCTACCTCGATATCAAAAGTGTTTGTAGTTACGTTTTTAATAGGTAACCAGCGACCACTTGGATAATCATATCCAGCACGAGGATATGATTTGTTGATTGGAGAAGACTCTCCTTCTGGTTGACATGAGAATGTCAATGAAGAATCATCTACTTTAATATAATCACCTTCAGTAAAGTTGTGAGAAGCAATAGTTAATGTTACGACACCGATCATAGCGTCATAAACAGCATTAGTCACGGTGTGATCAGAAGAACCAACACTTGTGATAGATAGAGACTGTCCAGAGAAAGAATCTACTCCAGGACGTGGTAGAAGTCCACCATCAAATGTTAGTGAGTTGTCTGTTAGAATGACTCCACGACCAACACCCAGTCCATGCTGACCAATATCAAGAACTAAATCGCCAGATCCAGAATCGTAACTACCAGATGTTGGTTGGAAGTCTACATTATCAGCAGACTTGCCTGCATTAATTGTAATTGTGGTATCAGTAACTGCTGAGATAGGAATAGATCTACCAGCAAATGGATCAATTCCTGGACGTGGATAAGTCTTGGTAGACTGGTTGCCGTCCATGTCGCAAGTAAACGACAAGGAGTTGTCGTCAAGTACAATACCCGCACCAATGTATAGACTATGTGTTCCAATAGTTAGCGTTAGTTCTCCAGAAGCAGGATCATATGTAGCAGCGGTAGGAGTAAATTGTACATCCGCCGCAGATGCTCCTACATTTACACGAAGCGTATTTGCATCTACTACTGTTACTGGCAGATCGCTATCAAATGCTGTTTGACCAGCGCCTGGGAGGTAGTGTTCAGTCTTGTTGCTATCCATAGCACAAGTGAACGTAAATGACTGAGGAGCAATTCTCATCGAGTTGCCACTTCCAGTCAATCCATGACCAGTTACAGTAACATCAAAGTTACCTGTAGCAGGATCGTATGTAGCATTAGAAGGAGTGAATAGTTCTTCTAGATCCGCATTAACATCAGGGAGAATATTCCAATCCTCAAATCTAGATGCAGTGAAAGGACTATCTAGATCAATTTCTTCTGGGACAATAAACGTTCCATTTGCTAATGCAGAAGCAAAGGTATGTGCTACACCAGCAGCAGTTCCAGCATCACCAACGTTTACAGTGATAAGAGTATTAGCACCGGAAGTAGATACAGCAGTAATTAAAGTGCTCTTACCATAATTACGGTCTGTTGGAGTTGGACTTGCATGAGTTCCAGCACCGCCACCAGGATCGCATGTAAATGTGAGAGCACCTTCTTTAAATGCAACTCTATCTCTGTTTTCTACAGGAACAAACGTCAGTCCCGATGTTGTTACAGTAAGAACTACATCTCCAGTTGTTGAATCGTATGTAGCAGTGGATGGAGTAACCTGGAAGTAGTTTCCATTTGTCCAGTTACGCATCGCTTGACGAGCGTACTTACGTGCTTGTCTGAAAGCATAGATAGTTGCTCCTAACTGTGCTTCAGGAACTCCTGTAAGTGCTTGTCCGGTATAATAGTTCTCAGCAGCATTAACAATGCCTCCATTTCCACCCAGAGCGAGATCTCTAACTAAACCAGATAGAACTAGTTCAATATCTCTCTTGCACTTGTATGCTCTGTCTGTGGATAGTTTAAGAGCAGGATAGAAAGAAATTGCATCTCTATATGATTGATCAGCAATTAGAGTTTTGTTTCTAGCAATTAGATAAGCAGCATCTAGATATGTTCCATTAGTATTGTTAGCAAGGATATCATTAAATAAGAAGACAAGAGTGTTGATGGATGCCTCTACATCAGCACAGACTGGAGTGCCAGCAGTTGTGCTAATTACAGTTGGATCTTTATATCTACTTAGAGCAGAATACTCTGGTACATACTCTGGATTATCAGAAGTTCCATCTCCTGTAATCCAATTTCTCATAGCAAGAATAATCAACTGTCTAGCATATTCAAATGCTCTTACAGTTTGAATAATCTCATTATCTACATAATCAACTCTAGCTCCAGCGATATAATAATTTGCTGCTTCAATAACATGAGCATTAGATCCATACTCAAGATCCATTAGAATCGCATTTACAAAGTGACCTACATCTCTATAGCACTTAGAATCTCCACCAGGGATATTGAATCCAGGATAAATCTTCTGACCCTGAGAACATGAAATTACAATATCTTCGATTTTAACAACTTTACCATCTTTCAGTCCGGGGATTCCTGCAGTGGTAACAGTTCCAATACCTGTAGTATTATCATATACAAATCCAGTTACAGAATACTCAGTTCCTTCAAATGTTACTGTTCCTCCAGAAACATAAGTATGAACGAAATCATTTGGATTAGTTCTTACTTGGAAAGTGTTTAGAGAAGTATCAACACCTTCTACAGCAAAATGCTTTTTAGCAAACTGATCATTTAGTTTTAGAACAACTTCATCTTTGATGAACTCAATATTATTTCTGATTAGATTGCAAGCATCTTGATATCTTCTAGAAACATATGCTGCTCTAGAAAACTTGTTTGGAGAGTTGAGCAAAGATAATGTCATGTAAGACATTACAGACTTTACTTCAACAACTCCTGTTGGTTGGTAATTATCTGTAGTGAGAACTGTAGTCTTTTTAGGAATAACAAATCTTCTGGATCTGCCATCAGCATCTCTCAAGATTTTATAGATTCTCTGCTTACCATTAAGGAAAGAAAGATCTGGTCCAGAAGTTGGCAAACCAGTGATTTCAATTTCTTGACCTTCTTTGAAATCATGTACATTTGATCTTCCTACGAGATCATTTGTATAGAAAATGATACCACCTAGATCTTCTGCATTACCTTCTACTTCAGAACCAAAACCACCTTGAGCAGCTTCTGCAGTGCCTTGTTTGGAGAAGTCAATTCTTGTAATTGGTAGAGTAGTAGAATAATCTGTTCCTGTCTCTACAACTTCACCTTCAGCACGAATTGATTTGATATCTGTAGAAACAAACTCATAAGCATCTCTCAGATACGTAAGTTCTGCTGTTCCATTATTTACTGCTCCAGAAGTATGAGTTGGAATTGACGTTCCTGTAGTACCGCTAGCAGTGACAGTATATACGTTACCAATCGCCCATAAAAGTTGACCTGATGTTACAGCAGTTTCTTCAATAAACTTAAGTGTTCCATCGCCACCATATTGGAAAGTTTCACCTGTACTAAAGGTTCCATTTGTGATATCAACAGAAGCTTTACCATTAATATATGCATTCTGTCCAGTCGTCTCGTCAAATGATAATTCAAATAGTTGACCTGTCGCACCAGTGTTAACACCTCTAACAGGAAGTCCGTTAACTAAGTTAGCAAGACCAGTATTAGTTTGGAATGTTACTTCAATTCTTGGTGGACCAAAGATTTGGTGACCGATAGGTAATGTCCTACCAAAACCTCCACCAGATTCTTTGTCAAAGTATATTCTCTGCTTATCATCAAACACCATGGCAAAATCCCAGGTTGCCACAGGATCGCCATTGGAATCAATCTGGTCACGGAATGTGATGCCAGTTAAATAGTTTTTATCTCCAAACTTAAATACGTGCTTTCTAGCGTTTTGTGGTCTTACAATAACCAAACGTAGGTTATCACCAACAATAGAACAATCAGGTGGAATAGAAACTGGGTTGTCTTCTACATAGTCTCCACCAGAAATAATGACAGTTTCTTTTACACCAGGAGTAGACCAAGCAATCTGACATGCTCTCTTGATTGTTCTAACTGGGTTAACAGCAGAACGACCATCATTTAAATCATCACCAATTTGCTGAGAAACATAGATACGACCACCAACGTCATTCGTTGCTAGGTTGAGGACGTATTCTGTAGTTGCAATCTTGTCTGATCTATCTCCCAATTTGGGAGTAATAGATCTTGGGAAAATACCAGCTTCTCCTGTTTCTGCAAAGTATGGTTGGTTTTGATCGTTTACCCTAAAACCAATATGCTTTAGTTGAGCATCACCATTTGCTTCAATACCATCAACATGATCTGGTGGCGTATTACTGGTGAGACCTGCAGTAGTTACTTGATATACATTAGTCTCGTGATATCTATAATCACCTACCTGGACAATAGTGCTTTGTGCCCAAGGTGTTCCAGTATTGTTCTGGAAAGTTTTTAGATTAGGAGCTCTAAAAGCAGCGTCAGCAGTTACAAAGTTATCAATATCAAGGTTGAGGATACGAGCAGTATCTGAAATAATTGAAGTAGATGTTCTTACAGCACCATTAACATCTAGTTCAAATAAAACTTCATCCAGGAAAGCTTCAGCAGCAACACCTACGCCGCCTCCGCCATCAAAAGTTACGGTAGGAGCAGTTTCATAACCATCACCGGGATTATCTACAACAATTGCAGTTACAGAACCATTAACAATAGCAGCGGATGCCTGAGCTTGAACAAAAGGTGCTCTAGTAGGAGGACTGAGTTCTACCGTAGGTGGTAAAGTATATCCATTACCTGCTGAAAGGAGAGTAATTTTCTCAACCCTTCTGCCAGTTCTATTAATACCTACTCTAGGTAATGCTGTTTCAGATAATTGAGCTCTAAAAATCTCTCTTTCTTGAGCACCAGCGCCAGTTCTAATAGTAAATTCGGATGATCCGTAAATAGATGGATTTACGCCCGAGATTCTTTCGCTATCCGAGTTAAACTTAAAGCTCATGTTACTGCTCTAAACCGCTTTTTTCCTACCTATATTTAGCATTAAGACCAGTCAATAGATACGACTTCTGTAGAGGCAACCCACTTAATTGTATCGGTAGTTCCTGTCCTTGATGTAATGTAACTAAACCTGTTTGGAGATCCACTATCAAATCCTTCAATGGTCCACTGTTGTCCAGTTGGAATAGTATCTCTAATGATAGTAACCAATTCACCAATTTCCTGTACATCTCCAGCGCCACCAACAGTTACTGCTGATTCAATTTTAACAACATAAAATCCACCTCCAACAGCGTTAGATGCTACTATGGTTCCTGTAATAAAATTGATTGTATTGTTAGATAAAGGAATCTGGTCTGATGCACCATCGAGCGACAAGACGCCTGTATTCTGACCACTCAAAATATACTTGGTGGTATTGGCATTAGAAAAATTATAGTTCTTAATTTCTAATGTATTTACGTTTTTAACGTTTTTGAGATTATCTACAATCTCCGACTTACCTACAGAAAATCCTCCTGTAGAGTCAAAATTTCTTAAGTTAGTTGGCATTTAAATTAACTCCTGTAAGTCGTAGATACTGCTTTAATATTTACCAATTCAGCATTTAGCACATCATTAGTCAATTCAATAGTAGCAATCAAGTCTCCACTAGGATCGAAAGTAAACTCTGTACTAATGAGTGGTGTGCCAGTATTAACATTTCCATATTCTGTGTGGAAAATGTCCGTGTTTCTATGAGTAATCAAATACTCATATACTTCTCTATCGAGAGAAGATTGATTGAATACGGAAATGATTAATTTAGATGAAGATCTCGTTGTTGGATCTAAAATAAGAATTGTTCCCGAATTGGTAGTTCCTTTGGTTAACATAAACTCAGTGGACTGTACCATGTAATCTCTTTGATTTAACATAGTCATGTCTTTATCAACCAAAGTCATGTAAGAACTTGTAGATGTTCCAAATCCAGTATTAATCTTCACATCACCATCTGTTGTTAGTCTCAGTAAAGGAGTTGTTACCAATCCAGTAGCATGACCAAAATCTAGATTATCTCTAGACGTGAAGACAAAACTGTCAGTAGCATTCGCAGTATTATTACGGATGCTCATGGAAGCACTAACGAAATCTACTTCTTCACAATTAATACTTAGAGTATTTAATGTAGAAGCATTGATAGAACTGATACTATTAAAATCAATGCTAGATTGCTGAACATTAAGGGAATTGACTGCTTCATTATAGAAGTACAAAGTGTTCTCATCAGCACCAGGAGAAGTTTCTGGAATAATATAAGTATTTCCATCTACATCTCTAACACCACCCAGAGATGACCATGAAGTAGAACTAGCAATGTATCCTTCAAACTGAGAAGTATCTGTATTGAATCTAATAGATCCGCCAGCTGGAGTTCCTCTCTGTCCTGTAGTACCAACAGGAATAGCAAAAGAAGATGTAGAAAGAACTTGTACTTTTTGACCAGAGTTTGGTTGGATAATTAAATCACTTGTGTCAGTAGAAAGTGTATTAGCATCAATTCTAATTTCATTGCCAACAGATAACTGTGATCCTGGAGCAATCTTTACTTCATCAATTTCACTAAATGTTAAATCATCAACAGCAATGGCAAACCATGTAAACTCTGCTGTTCCTGATGTAACTGCTCCTGAAGTATGAACGGGTTCAGCACCAGATGTTCCAGAAGTTCCAGCGGATGTTACTTGATATAGATTTTTTTGATATCTAACATAGTCATTTAAATTATAAGAAGTGTTGGTAGAAAAATCTACATATGCTGGAAGACCAGTCTTAGAAGAAGAAATATTTTTGACAGAAATAAAGTCTAACTTTTGAGGAGTTAGTTGGAGAGTATTATCTCCATCATTATAGAAATATAGAATATTGTCATTAGCACCTGTAGATGCTTCTGCTTCAATGTAAGTATTACCATCAATATCTCTAACACCACCTAGCGAAGACCAGGAAGATGTAGCAGCACTATACCCTTCATACTGTCCACTATCTGTATTAAATCTGATCGCACCATTTGCTGCCAGAGTTGTAGGTCTCTCAGCAGAAGTACCTGCAGGAATCTGGAAAGAAGTATTGGTGTTTACTTTAACAACTTGAGAAGATGCAGGTGTTAAAACAATATCATTATTAAGTGTAGAACCAATAATGTTATCTTGAATAGTTAATCTATCCGAAGAATTAAAAGAACCATTAGTTTTTAATTCTCCTGAAGTTGTAAAATCTCCTGTAGATTCTACTACTTGGATTGTAGATCCAATATCAAAGTTTCCATTTACTTGAGTTCCAGTTGCAGATGTAATGGTAAGATTAGTTGTTGATGTTAATGCGGATGCATTAACGGTAGGTGCATTTAAAACTTGTGTCGAAACACTAGTATTAGCATTAATGGTTGGAATAGTTGCACTAGTTCCTACAAAAGAAGTTGCACTAACTTCTCCAGTCTCAATACCTAGAGTAACAGAATCGGAACTTCCAACGCTATCTAATGTGATAACTAAACCAGAACCAAATGTTTTGGGATTATTTGGATCTTGAGGGAAGAAACTATAGTTAGGAGCATAACCTCCATAACTATCTGCGGTTTGACTATAATAATATAAGTTTGGTGTATTATCTGTAACTGTAATTTCTAGATAATCCGCACCTCTAAATACTCCCTCTGTATATTCAATGCCAGTAAATCTTAGAGTCGCTGTTCCATCTCCAGTTGGCAAGTTGTCTAAAGTTAAAGTAGTAGCATTGTCAACAGACTCAACTACAGTTCCTGCTTCAAGAACACCAGTTCCACTTTCAATTGAAACTGTCATGCCAGCAGTGATTCCTGCCGTACTAGTTACGGTTAAAACTCTAGACCCGGTACTAAGTGTTACACCTGCTTGATCTACAAATCCAAATGTACCGCCAGGTGTTTGTGAGAATGAAAATAAATCTGCTTCATATCCCGAATAACCAAACCTGTATGTACTACCACTATAGATTGTAAGATCTCTAGCATACTTGATATCATTTGTTTCTACAACGTCGAACTCGCCAATCAAAAACTGAGTTGCACTATCTACTGCAGAAATTTCAAATGTATCTCCAAATGCTGCACCAACAGCACCAATTCTTCCTCCAACTGCTTGGTTATTATCTTCTACTACAATAGAATCAATATTTCCACCAGTAGAATAAACTTCTAAAACTGAAACAGCGGTGTAGGATGTCACAGTTCCTACATTGACTTGTGCTCCTGCAATTCCTCCGATACTTCCAGCAGGAACATTAATAATTTCATTATCTGTAAATAAATATCCGCTTGAAACGACAGTATCAATTTGAAGTTCTCCGGTACTATCTGTAGAGAAATCAATTACAAGACCTGTGCCAGCTGCTCCAGTTAAAGAAACTCCAGCAAAAGTTTGACTTGCAGCTCCAGTGTAAATACCATTCAAAGACGGAGAGAGAACTTCTCCTCCTACGTTTTGTACACTAACACCTTCAGTAAACTCAGCAACAGCAACCGTAGATGAAAACTGAATCTTTTTGGTATCTGTATCTGTTACTGTATAAAGAAGAGGAGATGTTAGATCAGAAGCATTTACAGAAAGTGTGTCATTTTCTACGTATCCAAGACCACCAGATGTAATGTTTACACTAGTTACAGTATGAGTAAGACCAACTGTATAAGCAAAGGGAGTAGTTGGTGTTCCTAAAGACGCTGGTAGACTTAATACATCTCCAGTAACATATGATGTTCCATCATCGAAAACAGAAATATCAAAAGATGTTACAGTACCATTGGCATCAATAGTAACGTCAGCAGTTGCCCCACTACCATTTCCTCCTGTTAATACAGTGTCTGGATAGTCACCTTCTGTATATCCAAGACCACTGTTGGTAATAGATCCAGTGTAAGCAGTTACAGTGACATCTCCAACTGCGCCAGCACCAGAACCACCAACAAAACTAACTCCATTATAAACACCATCATCATATCCAGATCCCTGAGATGTTAAAACTAAACCAGAAGTTGTAGCGATCTGTTTTCTTACTACAGCATTTTTGAAAAAGACTCCTTCGTTCTGTCTAATATCAAAAACCTTTTTGGCATTACTGACAAAACCTAATTCATTTTGAGCAACTTTAAAGATTCCTAAAGTAGCATCACTAGTAAATGCTAGAGACGGTACAGTTCTAGAACCATCTCCTAATTTCAATAGACCAGTTGAAAGATCACTTCCACCTTGAGAAATGCTAAAAAGGTTCGTACCAATTTGGTTAATTTTTTGCCTTTGAATCTCAAAGGTGTCTGATTTAGCGACGTTAATTGCTGGCATTTCTTACGATCTCTGCTAAAAGTTGCTTGATGTCAGATAGTTCTTCCTTCAATGTATTTATGTCACTCCTCATTAGCGATATAGTTTGAGACGCAGACTTTTTAGGGGGCAACTGCTTGTTTACAATTGCCCCTGTCTCTGGATCTCTATAAAGGTTATCGTGACCTTCGACTTTTATCATACCGAAGCAACAACTCTAATATCTTGGATCTTAGGAACATATGATGGGTCGTCAGTCTTCATTGAAATCTTAACTCCGAATGAAGTAAACTCATCTAAATTGTCCACTGTGTATCTAAACTCTTGATACGATGTCTGCTCTTCTTTTTGAGCGGAGATTGTATTTTGTGGTGTGGCGAGTTTAGGTGTATCCTCAAATCCAGTTCCATTAAACAACTCCCATTCAATATCTTCAAACTTCTTCTGGACAGAAGTTGTCTTGGTCTTGTATGCGAGTTGGATGTTCTCACTATCAGTTACATTTGCAGTGATGATAACATCAATTGCAGTTGCACCTTGTGTAAGACTAATCTCCTTAGTTGTATACTTGGCAACAGAAGAAGTGTCTTTTGCACTGTCTTCAGAAACAAAGTCTACACCGTCAGAGAATGTCATCTTCTTGACTTCATAATATCTTTCATCTCCTGCTCCTAGATTCGACCAAGAAACAAGATCGCCAACTCTAAAGATATCAGCAGACTGATCAGCAACTTGCTGGGTTCTAATGAAAGAACCAGTTCCACTAGCACTAGAGTAATCAGAATTGATTGGTTGCTTATCATTCTCTAAAGTCAGAGTCTGAGAAGGAACATCCCAAATACGGACGGTTCCGTTGATCAAGTTGTCGTATTTTTCAGTAGTATTAGAAGGATTGATTCCAGTAACCAATTGACCGAAGGAGAAACTTGGATTTACCTTGATTGCTCCAGCAGCACTTACCACAACTGTGTTACTTTCTAATGCACCACTCTCTTGTGATTGTAGTGAGAAGAAGAGTTGCTCATTTGCTTTGAAAACATTGTTATTCTTAACTTTAACAAAGATAGTATTGTCGGAGTTTCTATACTTAACAACCTCACCACGAGAACCAGATGCCTGGATATTTTGAGCATCGTTACCAATACCTTCAACAGTCTGACCAACATTGATAACAATTGGATTGCTGTTACCGTCTAGGTTACCACTTAGAGTCAATCTGTATACAGGATAGAACTCAATAACTTGATATCTCTTACCATATCTGTTCTCTTTACCAGAAGCATTCTCGATTCTGTTAGAAGATAGTTTGATAGAAGATGTCTTGAGATCAAGGATCGGAGACAGATATGACTTAGTAGAAGAAAGTGTCAGTCTGTAGACAAGACTATTGCCGAGGTTATTAAGTAGAGTATTGATGTCTGATGCAACAACCTTTTGATTAATAAAGAACTGTTCTTCATTGAGGAACGTTCTTTCAAAATCAGCAACAGAATAAGAAGTATAGTTTTCAGTATTAGAGTCAACTGGAACTACATTAGTTGTCTTGATTGAAGTATCAATGTTCGTAGATGGAGACTGAATATATGAGAACTGAGCAAGAACTCTCTCATACTTCTTATTAGAAGTAATAAGTCCACTAGCACCACCACCAAATACTGTATCTGCTGCTCTACCAATTCCTGACACACAGAATGTATCAACACCACAATTAGATACCTTGAACAGAGTGGTGTTCAGTGCTCCTTGTGTGAATCCAGCAGTAGTCTCTAGATTCTTGAAGAACACATATGAACTACCATCTTCAAATCCATGGTTCTTATGGTTGACTTTGATAATATTGTTGTTATTCTTGAACAACTCAGATGTTGCATTAGCATTAGCAAATGCATAAGTCTCAAGAGGATCATTGACCATTTTCTCATAACCAAGTGACTGGTTAGTGATGTCAATGGTTGCGTTGGAAGAGATGTCAAACTCAGCACGATATAGAGTGAACTTGATATCTTCAAACAGATCCTCTACCCATGAACCAGTGTTCTGTGACTTGTAGACAGAACCAAGTGATGGGTTAGTAGTAACTGTAGTATTGGTTGCGATTTCAGTCTCACCAAGTTTAGACGCCCAGATGCTATAATCTTGAGAATCTGTCTCAACAACCAGAGCATACTCGGTATTGTTCTGTAGATATACGGGATAGTCGAAGTGGAACTTGGTTGGAGTTGTAGATGGAACAACGCCAGTGGTGTCTGTAGCAACACCCATTCTAACAGCAGGTTCTGTAATTTCGATCTCTGCTTCAATAACTGCTCCGCCATTGCCGAGTCCTGTACCTCTAATAACAATCGAAGGTGGTTCAGTATACCCTCTGCCAGCAAGAGTGATAGTAGAATCGTAGATTAAACCACCAGAGACTACAACCGTGCCTGTTGCGTTGCTACCGCCAGGTAGACTTGGAGACTCAACAGTAATAGTAGCAGTGTCATAGTTATCACCAGCATTAGTAACCTTCAGACCAGAGACAACACCAGAGTCCTTAGCAATTCTTGCAGTAATCTCAGTGTTGTTTGCATTGTTGAATGTAGTGATAGAAGAGATCTTCAGACGCTCATCAGGAACGAATGAAATGCCATTGTTGTTGTCAAGAACGACAGTGTAAACTTGCTCATTGGTCAAGACAATCTCATTATCTTCTGAGATAGCAAGTTCATTGTTGTTCTTATCAAGAACCTTCAATACAGGACCAGATGCGTTGCTAGACTCTCCAGAAATGATCTCGTCCTTGAGAATAGTAACAGTGTCAGAAACGTATACCTTTAGGTAGGTATAAGGTTCGACAACAACCTCAGTTCCAGGAACAACATTCTTGCCTGGTTTCTCGGAGTTGACATCAGTCAGATATACACGAAGAGGAATGGTGTCGCTCTTAGTGCTGAGGAACAGATCTACACCAGTTGTGAATACACCACCCTCATAGTTCTCAACCTTAAAGGTTTGAGCGAGTGGGTTTGGTTTCTGCTCTTGCTCGGTGTTGCTAGAGACCAACTGGGTTCCTTCATTAGACTTGAAGTAAGCAGGTTTCGTAGATACGATAGAAGCAGGATTCTCTGGTAGCAGACCAGTTGCATAGAACTTAGTTTCTGCGAAGGTCTCTACGATTGCCTTATCTGCATTGGTGCTGCTAGATGTAAATCTGAGAGTCTTCTCACCAGTAGTGATTTTGACTTCTTCAGAACTTGCATCATAGGAAACAGTCTCTGCATCACCTGTCCATTGTGCTGCTTGACGTGGTGCCTTACCAGCAGGAATTAGGATGATGCCACTTGCATTACCATTTGCATCAGTAATGATAGGAGCATTGAATGTAGACAGAGAGTTGCCAGGGATTCCAGTGAATCTGATATCAGGAACAACCCAACGGTTGATCTTCTTGCCTTCTAGGAATACAAATACTTCAGTCTTGGGTTTCAGTCTACGGATGTTGAACTTAACAGGAATGCTACGAGCAAAATACTGCAAGGAGTTGACAATAGACTTGCCACCACTTGTCTTAGTAGATACGCCCTTAGGAGTTTCGTTGTTCTGTGGACTGATGTTAGAAGAACTTGCAACAGATGCAGGTGTTACCTCTTCTGCAACAATCTCATCATTCGTCTTAGACAGACCGTTGATATTATAGAAAGATCTCTCGGTTCCATTCCATGTTACGAGGAATGAGTTATACAGACTGCTGAATGCAGACGAGATATCATCCTTAGCAAGGAAAGGAACAAACAGGTTGGTGTTGTTATCTGTTACCAGAGGAACAGTGTTTCTGTCATACCAGGAATCAACATTAGGATCTACAGCAAGATCACCAACATACTGGAGAACAACAAATGGGTTTGGATTGATAGTCTTGGTAGCAAAGTTATTACCAAGTAGTCTCTGGTTTGTGAATGGCAGAGAAAGAACACCATTGTTGTTTACATAACCAGCAACTCGTCTCTGGTCTTCTCTGGTGTTGACTTCTTTGACGAGGAGACTCTCTTCACTAACTTGTGGTCTCAAAACAGACTGCTGAGAATCGATAGCACAAGAGTAGTCAATAGACTTGACATCTCCCTTATGTGTTTCAAAGTTATCAACATAGAAACCAGTCTTAAATCTGTCTAGACCAATCTCATCCTGAACTTGCATATTCAATGCTTGCTGCTCAAGGATGCTTAGTGATGTGTAATACTCAAGACGCTCGACACGTTGATTGAGTTTACCGATGTCCTTCATCGTGTAACGCTTGTTCTCTACAGGAACAATTCTTACATCTCTATAACTATCGGTGTATGCAGGAACATACAGATAGAACAAAGGAATAGAATCACTAAGCGTCTCGGGTCTAGATGGGTTCAGTGAAGAGTTGCCCTTCTTGACAATGAAACTACCTTGAGTGTTCAGGAATACACCATCAATTCTGTCCAGATACTGATCCTTGTTATACTTAACAGTCCAAGGTAGATTTGCATCATCAGATGGTGTGCTGGATGGAATACCAGAGGTTGCAGTGAATGACAGATATTCGTTCTGTGCAAGGAAGGATCTATCCTGATATCCAGGAAGGATGTTTGTGTTGTCAACCTTAGGTCTGAAGTCAATGACATCCTTGAGGGATACCAGACCACTGACAGAAGAGTTGAATGTAGGAATCTCAGTCTCGGTAACACCTGCTTCATGCAGATAAGAGTCAATGGTGCAGAAGTCACCTTGTGAATGCTCGAAGTAATCGAATGCAATGATCAACTGTCCTGTAGGAGCAGATACTCCTGGTTTCAGAACTAGTCTTGCAGTATCATAGAAAGTATCTCTTTGACCATTGTCGAAAGTATACTTATCAGTTACATCTACTCCAGAAACTAAGTTACCACCTGCATCTACAGTAGGAGGTGCAGATACAGAACCTTCATAGACATATCTCAGTTTGTATACGTCAGAATAAGAGACGATCTGGATAGTCTCACCACCGTTCTCTTGTCCTCTAAATGGAACAATATTTGTTCCACCAGACTGAACAATAATTTGCTTGTTTTCAACAGAAGTCTTCAGTCTTGGTTTTGCCTTAGATACCTGCAGTGTAGCAGTCAACTTCAATGTTGGGAAGTTGATAGCAGGAACATCGAATGTAGGATCTCCTACCTCTGGATTAGCAACTCTATTCTCTAGTGCTGCTCTAATTTGGTCAATGTTGCCAAAGTAGTTCTCTGGGAAGTTAATGGTAACACTACCAGCAGTCAGGTTGCTATCAGACTGCTCAATGGTTACAAATGAAGGGTCAATGTATACAACGTCACCCTTCTTCAGTGCTCCTGTGAATGGAAGCAAGACAGGAGGATCATTGACAGGATCTGCTGCTGGTTCGGAATCGTGAATTGCAACACCAGGATCGAGAACAGTAATCAAGAAGTTTTCTTGAGTGAACTCAGCAAATCTCTGTGTTCCGAATGGGAGTTGTGCAGCAAACGTTAGGTTACCGCTACCAGAAGATGCAGTAGTAATGAAGTCTCTTCTAAAGTAGTAAGTGATCTTAGAATCTTCAGATGAATCAATCAGTGACTTGATCTGCTTATCGCCTGTTGGGAATACTAGAGTTCCTACTGGATTCTCGATAAGAGGTCTCTGGTTTACAACAGATGCATTGACAACATCTGCTTGCAGAGTGCGATCTAGATAGATTCTTGATCTCTTGACGCCATCAGGTCTAGTTGCATATTGAACAACATACTTGTATACATTGCCATCAACGTCGGAGAACTGAACGAGGTCGCCTTGGACAAGATTTCTCGATGCATCACCATTGAAACCATTACACTCAATGAACTTGTATCCTCTGGTTCCAGAGAATGTAAAGTCGGTGATAGAAGTAGTTGTGGTATAACCAGTTCTCTCTAGTTCGATGTCAGCAGAGAACTTGTTCTTGCTACCAGAACCAAAAGCAGAATACAGAGACTTGACGTTCTTAGGTGAGTAAGTATATACTGTATTCCTAAAGAGAACAGGAACAATTGTTGCTGTGTTCAGTGGAAGTGGAGTAACGCCACCAATTTCTACTACAGGTGGTTGTGAGAAAATTTGTGTAACTGCTGTCCTGTCTTTGACAAATACTCTAGAGATAGCACCAGACCCTTGAATTACCATCTCAATGGCACTTCTAGGATACTCGACACCATCTAGAGAGATGACAGGGTTTCCTACGTTGTAGGAGTCACCACGCTTGACACAGATAAAGTGAGATACGGTGTTCTCTACAGCAATCTTGAGAGTTCCACCATCTTCTCCGAGGATGGTTTCTCCAGGTGAGAATACACCAGTCACCATAGTGACAAATAGTTTATTGATAGATGAATAGGTTGCAGATGTGCCGCCTTCAATGACAGCAACTGCTCCACTAATAGCACCGTAAACATACTTACCAGGAGTGAACTCATCTCCTACAATAGTCTCTTCAAGAAGAAGACGAGTGAAGAACTCAGGAGCAAAGAATGAGAAGTCGAAGATAGAGTTATACTTTTCGACACCACCAGTCAGTTTGCCCTTAGAAATGATCTTGTCAGTGTCCTGGTTGAAACCAGAACTTACTTCCTTAAGTGCAATGTTCTTTGGTTTTGCCAGACCTACAATAGGTGTAATAGATTCGTTGTAATCTCTAATATTAAATAGAGGAGAGTTTCTTGTTTGAACTTCAACCTCAGTCTTATACAGTTCACGAATAAGGTTGACAGAATCTGTTAGATCATAATCAACTAAGAATAAATCTAGTTCACCACGATTACCCTTAACAGTCAGTTCAATATATGTTGCTGCTCCAGTTCCATCAATCTCAGGTCTTCTAACTTTAGAGAAAGAAAGAACATCAACATATGAATAAGTATTAGTATTTCCACCGTCAGAACGAGTCTTGATGAACCACAGTCTAGAAATAGTTGACTCTAAGAAAGCATCAGTAAAACTATCTGCATTGTAAGCAGTATCTTCAATAGAACAGTAGATAGTTTTGATGCCATCAGTTACTTCATATCCCAATCCACGGCGATCAATAGTCTGCTTAACGTCAGCATCTGCTTCAGTATCATTCAAACCTACAGTACCATCATTATATACAGAGTTCAAGAATACAGTAGGATATGCATTCAGTTCTGCACCTTCTGAGTTTAAAGGTGTAGTGCCATATACATTAGTAATATAGAATGAAGTCAGACCAGATGTCTTAAGAGTTTGATTTTCTCTCTTAAGTGTATCTCTTGCTTTGTCAATATCAATATACTTGGTCTCTTTGTTCTTGACCTCATATCCTTTGATGTATGCTTTACCAGCACCAATAGTTCCTACTAGTTTTGCTTCAGCAGTATTAGGGTCTAAACCATTAACAAGATCGTTGTCATCCTTAGTATAGAATCCAAGGTTATCATTTTGTTGGTAGTATTCTCTAACTTGCAGAGGGAATGGTTCTACAACATAGTCGCCAGACTCATCAAAAGTCTTTTTAGCAAGTGCTGCTTCAACCAAAGAGAAGTCATTCGCTTTGAGTTGCTTCTGAATGACACCACTCTTGACGAGCAGTAGTTGGATGAAGTTCCTATCAGTTAGAGCAAAGTATTCATACTTGACCAGTTCAAGATCAATCTTGAGACGATGTGCTCCAGGTGCAGAGAAGTTAGAGAAACCTCTTGCGTTGTCATATAGAGATGAATCTTGTTCTGGTGTTACCAGACTTTCAGAAATTTTAAAACCAACCTTAGCGGATGGTTGATCGTAGTATTTGTTAATAACGAGCAGTTGCTCGGAGTTTCTTACAAAATATCCATTCACAAAATAAATACCTTCTTCTACTTTAACAGCAGAAGCATACCCCATTGCAGGACTGTCTAAGAAAGACTCTACGCCTGTATCAGGATCGGTTACAGTGATTGATGTAGGCAGAGAGACCCCATCAGTTCCAACGACCAACAGAGGAGAGTTGACGCCCCCGACAACCTCCAATGTTTCGCCTTGACGGAATCTCTCTTCATCACCAGATGCACCACTATCCAGGTAGTTAACGTAGATAGTGTCAGATTCTGTATCAGAACCATATTCTGTTGCTACAACAGTAGCAACAACACTCGAAGAAATGCCCTGAACCTTTAGACCGACAAGGGTCTTGATGTCATACTTCTGGTAAGTAATGTTGCCATCATCATCAGTAACTGCTACTTCAGATACCGACGATAACTTAACAAAATTGAGTCTTGTGTTGAGACCTACTTCTCCAGGCACAACAAGATCGCCTTGCTTGAAGACGTTTCTACCAAAGTTTTCTAATTGAGTCTGCAGAACAGACTGGAGGGTGGTTAACTCTCTAGCCTGAACTGCATACCCTGGTCTGAATAGAACCTTATAGAAATTTTTCTTTGGGTCAAAGTCTTCAAAGTAAGGCGATGTATTTAAGTTAGTATTCTGGGGCATTGTGTATTACTAACATTCTGATTTTCCTAACCTTATTTAGCAGGTTAGGAATAGATCAGAACTCAATTACCAACTTAATGTCTTCAATTTGGTCAGCAGCACGGGTGATCAATCTTCTGTTCTCAACATAGATGATATCACCGGAGTTAGGTTCAATCTCAGGAACACCGAAACCATTGGTGAATGATACACCAAGTAGTGTGGTTGCAGTAGTCGTAGCGTCAGGTGAACCAGCAGACAGCGAAGCAGCACCAGTGATAGGAGTGCCTGCCTCGAAAGGTCTTACAACACCATTATCAGAGTGGAGATCAGGTGACTGGATATACTTAAGAACACCCTCAGTGGTTGAACCAGAATCCAGGGTCCAGGAAACAACGGTGCCGCGAGCGGTGCCTCCACCTGCAAGAGGTTGAGTGATTACTTCGTCCTGAACGTAATCAGTTCCACCAGTACCAGAAATCTTAACAGCAAAGAGACCGTTGAGAGTGTCTAATGTTGCGAAATCAGTTGTACCCCAGTTGAATGGGTCCTTGATGATGCCGATACGACGGAAGTCGTTGTCAACAGGGAAGTCGCCAGAACCTTCTGCATAGGTCAGACGGATGTTCGTCATAACGCGCTTAGCGTTAAGTTCCAGTTCAAAGTCAGAACCGTGACCACCTTGAGGAGGAAGAATAGGCTCAAGTGCGCCAGTTCCAGTAACACCAGTACGTGCAGTAGTTAGTGCTTGATCCGCATAGAGACCATACTTCAGACCACCAACAGTTGCACCGTCGTCAAGTGCGATAGAAGCATAGGTGTAACCTGCACCAACAGTAACCATCTTAACGGAATCGATTGTTCCGCCGCTAACTACGATCTCAGCAACTGCTTCAGTTCCAGAAACTTGTCCATCACCCAAGACAGGTGCGTAGTGAGTTCCGTTTGGAAGACCGGATCCAAGATCTTCAATCAAGCAGATGTCAATAGCACCATCAACAGCAAGTGCTTCAGTTGCTGCACGAGTTGATTCTGCAGTTGAATAAGGAGTTGCGCCAAGGTTAATTGGCATGAAGTTGGTAGAAAGGAATCTCAGAACATCATCGGTTGGGATGGTGTACATGTACTTCCAGATGTAACCTGAACCAGCAGCTGCAGCGACAGTAGTATCAGCAGCTTCAGTAAAGATTCCAGTTCCTGCGGTGTAAGTTCCTTGACCTGCAGAAGGAGTAGTCTTTGGTTCATAAACTGGGTTAGGATCAACCTGACCTGGGAACTCACCATTATAGAGACACTTAAATACTTCGTAGTTGCTGTTAACAACGTAGAACTTAGCGTCACCAATGTTGCTAGCACCAGTAGTAGATTGCTTACCTACTTGACCAGTTGTGGTTGCGGAATAATCAGGTTTCCACATATCAAAACGTGGTTCCGTTGCAAGAAGGTTCCAATCGTAACGTGTAACAACGCTTCTCGCAAACTGATCAGTGATACGCTTAGCAGCAATAATCTCATCGTAGACATCAAACTTCTCACCTTGGTTGTCAAGAGGAGTAGGAGGAGTATCTTCTGTTGCGTAACGGTAAACTCCAGCTTTTGCTTCAGCACCAGTATCTGCTGATCCGTTCCAACCTTCTAAGGTTGCACCTGGAAGAGGAGCAGAGTTTACGGAAGGAGTTACATTACTAAGAACGAGTGAGTTATCATATACTTCTTCAATAGTAGCTCTAAATGGGGAGTTTGTCCAAGTATATGTTCCGTTGGCATCAGAAGCGACATAAACGGATTGGTTAGCGACAAAAGCAGTAGCATTCGCGGAGAAAATCTCAAGGAATGCGTCCCAGCGTTGGGGGCGACCAACGAAGAAATACATTCTAGTCTTTTCTGCGCTATCCTGACCGCCGCCTACTGGTTCGCTAAGCGACTCTAAAAATTGTTTCGCGTTAAAAATACGAAACTTATCTGAGATGATTGCAGCCATTATTGTTTTTCTCTGGGACGTTATTTATCTGATTTATTTATATTGATTTATTTTCAGATCACTCTGGACCAGAAAATTGCACCAACTCATCATTGTTATTTAGCGTGCTTGGTCCACTTACTACGTATCCTGTAAAAGTAGTTGCGGTTTTTTCCGTATACTTGATCAAGATTCTTGATGAGGTGAACAACCAACCACTATCATCAAAGTTAGAAGTATTATCTACATTGATTGTAGTAGGATCAGTTGAAAGAGCAGAGAGTGGTTGAAGACCATCAGCAAAAGTTAGTCCCATCACCATTGCGGATGGTCCTATGTTAAACTTAGCTCCATTCATAGTAATGCTCGATAGACGACGTTCCTCAAAGTCTCTAATAGCAAGACTCGGAAATGCTCTAGACACATCTTCAATAATGATGTCTCCTTCAAACTTATACTTTTCAAAACTTCGGAGTTGAAATCCAGCATTTCCGCTTGTAAAAGGTTCAAAACCCTCTGGGACTCTTTGCTGGAAGTTTTCTACTAGAATAGTAGTTCCATCTCTTTTAAGAACCTCATTATAAGGTGATGCTAATTGTAATTCTGCCATTAGTTTCTAGTCTTAATAGATGTTTGTAGGACAACAAGTTCTTCAACGAAATCAACAATACCTGTCTGTCTTGTAATTGTTACATCAGCTGGTTTTGATCTTCCATTAACAACTGGTAGGTCAACGGCAACATTGTATGTAGTAGAAGAGATTCCACCAATACTCAAGTTAACAATAGTTTCAGCATTACCAGAAACTGTAGAGATTGCAGTTGTTCTCTTGTGTCCCTCGAACTTAGTGATTTCTGTAGCAACCTGCATTCCAGTAACAAGGTCAATTGAAATGCCAACTTCAATTTCCGCAGAAACAGAAATCGTGCTTAGAGTATCTGACTCAATTTCAATCTGAGATTTAACTTCAACGCACTTAGCATCAGTCATACTGACACTAGATTCACTAGTGAATGAAGTAGTGCCAACAGGTAGAACAACAACCGTATTTGGAATAGTTCTCAGATACTGACCTGCAGGATGTGCTTGTGCCTGCGTGCCTTCAGCACCTCGGGTAACGTTATAGAATCTATCTTCGAGTTTGCTTTCATAAGATACAATCTCTTTTCCAATCTGTAGCAATCCGCTGTCTGGGAAGAGAGATGTACTTGTAACGTATACAGTGTTTGCTGATGGAGACAATGGAGCATCCAAGAATGCACCAATAATATTGTAAGATTCGTCCTTAATATAAGCAATCGGTGTATTGATTTGCTTAATTAAAGTAGAAACGATTTCATCGCTAACAGAATCTACATTTTGAGTAGTTGCAACTGACTGGACAGAATTGATCGTACAAGTAATAACCTGCTCATTGACAATAAGTCTAGTTGCAACTTCATCCATTACTGTTGGATCGAAGATCAACCACTGTTCAACTGGTGCAGTTGTAAGTTGATCTCCAGAACTGACTGCATCTGGCCAGATGTGGTCTGTTATATCATCACCAGATACAAGATTTACAGATCCTGCAACACCAAATGTTAGAATAGAGAAGATACTGCTGACTGCACCATCTCCACTGACGGTAACTTCTGTTTGAACAACAGATAAAGCACCACCGGCAGCAATGTCAGTCTCGATATTAAGAACTGATAGAGAATCAATGATTCTATTCTCATTTCTCTTGACAATGTATCCTCTGGTGACAACTGCTTTTGGTGGTTGAGTATAACCATGACCAGGGTCAGTTAAAACAACATCTAAGATTTGACCATCTTTAGTAAGAACCTCAGCACGCGCACCACCACCATTTCCATCAACAGGAACAAACTTAATCTGGGGAGGAACAAAGTATTGATATGCAGTTGGTTGTAAAAGAATACCAGTATCAAAGAATAACTGAAGATCTCTCTTATTCCATGATAAGTCACTAAATCCAAGAGCACTTACTCTACCAGTAGAATCAATCTGAGTTGTAATGCTCAGACCTTCACCTCTTACGATACCATTGTAGTTGGTAACGTCAACCTTGGCAAAGTGCTCATACTTAGCAGTTTGACCTTCACCGAAGTTCCTAAGATTTGCAGTAGTTGGAATGAACTCAATTTTTCTGTATTCATTCTCTCCGTCTACAAGAACCTCATCTCCAGGTTGAATATCAAGGAGTTGATTGAACTTAGCATAGTATGCACTATTACCAAGTTCAGAACCTCTCAACCAACCAGGAACGTCACGAACAAGAATACGACGACCTTCATCATCCACAGAATAAGAAAGATTGACAGCGTATTCTTTATTGTCTACATTAAAGGAGATTGCATCGGAGAAATCACCTTCAATAGAAATATAAAGACCAGAAACTCTGGTATCATCAGCAACGTTTTGTGTTGGATCATATGTTAGATTTTCAAAGTCAAAGTTTTGTGCATTCAAAACCGTCATTGTGATTCTGTTTGCAACAACACCTAACTTAGATGTTCCCAAAGTAGATCCATCTGCCAACTCATCAAATCTAATTTGAGAGATTTTACCAATCATTTTTCTAGTGCCATCACTAGTGATAGTAAATAAGTTCTTAGGTCTTGATGGGTTGAACTCATTAATTCTACCCTGCCATTCTAGATACTCGGCATCACCAGCAGCAGAAGTAATCTTTCTCTCAATAGAAATGGTAATTTCATTTGTTAGAGCACAACGGTCAAAGTCATAGAAAGATAGAGTCTTGGGAACATCTCTACCATATAGAGAGATTAGTCTAACTCTATTTTGAATTGCTGGACCAGTCTCAGGAGTATACTTACTAATAGGTGATAAGAATGTAAGGTTAGGACCATTAATAATATAACTATTGGTATTTTGTAGAACACCATCAACGAATACTAAGATAAATCTATCATCAGTAATATTCTTAACTCTTCCATCAACCTCACCAAATACGAGGTATGGACCAACTCCTCTATAAGGAATTAGATTATTGTCAATTCTAAATCTATCATAACTACCAACACCATAACCATAGAAATTTTCTCTTTGATCCAATTGAACAGGAACAGGATCAATATCATCTGCAAAGTTTCTAGGTGGTTCTGCAAATACAATAGCATCTGGTTGTGTGCCAGTTCTTCTCAGAATATAATATGCATTGCCCATTGGCGCTTCTGCAGATTCTTTTGCTTCTTGCAGAACACCATTGATAAAGATCAAGAAGTTTTCGCCAGAATCTGCCTTGACTGCGGTGCCATCTTCCCAATAAAGATCAAACTGATCAGCAACGCCATCAAACTGAGGAGAAAGGTCCTTAAGTTTTCTTAGATATCTTGAGTTGTAAGTATCTTCTTTGAACTTAAATGCTCTACAGATAAATGCTGCAGGATCGGTCTCATAAGTATCATCTAGGTTCTCGCCAGTTTGTGGGAACAGAGGACCAAGAGGTGCTTCACTGAATGTGATCTGGGAACCAGAAACTCTAAATGCCTTGCCAGGTTCCTGAGCAATACCATTCAATGTGAGGAACAGTTCCTGCTCATTGTATGGTGAGTATGGAAGATTGTTCGCTTTGTCTAGCAGTGTAAATGTCTTTCTACCAAGAATGTTGCCATTACCAATGACACCCTCTACAGGATCATATGCAGGAGAGTCGATTTCAAGAACTTCAACTGTAATGTAAGATGTTGCGTTCTCATAGAAAGTGATCTGGTCACCAACTTCAAACCCAGATGAAATCTTAGAAAAATCAGATTCAGGAGATTCAATAAGTCCACCAAACTCAAAAGGAGTATCATCAGGAGGATTGATAGCAAAATCACCAAATGGGAACATATAACCAATCGTCATGGTGTTGATCAGTGTTAGATCAAAAATACCTGATCCAGTAGTTGCATATTCATCATTAGGGAAGATTACATAGTTTGCATTACCGTCCCATGCCTGAGGTGGGGATTGCAGTGGACTATTAATACCATAGAAAGGTCCATTAGCAGGTTGGTTATCACTGTTGCTAACCATCTTAAATCTGACCCAGTGAGCATACTCACCCTCTGCGATGGTGTTTGCTGATCCAAGACCTACATATGCAAATGTTCCACTGATGTTGCCTGCTTTAGTAATTGCTTTAATAGAACCTACATAATCTTCCTTAGTAGCATAGCGACCATTGAAAGGTTGTGCCAGGACTAGTTCTCTAGCAATGATGCCTTCAGTATCATACTCATCGATAGAGATAGAACCAACACCTCTACGAATAACTGAAGTAGCAACACTGACAAAAGAGTTCTGAACAACAGTGCTCTTTCTTTCTACAGTTACTGTCTTGGGAGCAAGTTCGATATAACTGATGGAAGTAGTTGGAGTCTGACCAGTTGGCATTGATGCTTCCTGTTCAGAATCAATCAGAACTTCGCCAAACAGTTGGAAACCTGCTGGGTGTGTGGTCTGCTTAATTAGATCTCTCCATACATCAATAGCAGTTCTAGACTGAATGACATATGAGAAGTCTTGGTAATAATAAGAATCAGTTATCTTTTGATATCTACTGCCAACTTTACCTTTGTCGGATGCATATCTACCAAGGTTGTCAAAATAAGTTCTGATGTCAGAATCAAAGTCAGTATACAGAACATCTGATACTTCAACATTTCTACTTGGGTCTAATGTAGAAGAAAGACGCAGACTGGTATCTACAACACCATCTACTTTGTCAAGTCTGAGAATGTTTGATCCTACTCTCCAACCTTTATCAGCAACATAACCACTAAAAATCAATGAAGAACCAACACGCTGCTCTACACGTTCTCCCTTAAAGAACTTGGCATCTCCTTTATAGATGATAGCGTAGTTTGATCTATAAGTAGACTCAATTGTTGCATCATTATGGAAAGATCCGCCATTACTAATAATACTAATGTCTTGTGGTAGACCAATGGTTTCAGATTCAAAAAATGCATCAATACCACCCTCATACACAGATACCGTGGGAGAGAAAGTATAACCACTACCACCTGACAATACATCGATTCTAGTGATTCTACCTTGGTCACTTGTTACGCTAAAGGTAGCACCAACGCCATCTCCATTAGTGACAATTGCCTTAGGATTAATATAGTTCTTACCGCCATCATCAATTTGAACACCTTTAATCGATTGAGTGATAGAATCCCAAGATACATTTAATAGTGGTTCATTATTATCTGTTACAATACAACCCTCAACAATAGGAGATCTCTTATATCCTGCCCCAAGATTGTTGATTGTAGTTTTGGTAATCTTACCTTCTGCAAAAGGTGAAGATGTAGTATATGTAATGGTGCCTGTTCCTTGATAATCAGGAACGTCAGACAATTGATATGCAAACTTCGTAGGTGTTGTAAACTTGACTGTCTTAGGTCCAGTCAAAGGATCATCAATGACTTGCAATGCAGCATTATCCGTATTAACATCACTAGATGCCTTAATGAAATAATAGTATGTGTCAAAGTTGACTGGGAACCTTTGTTGATCAAGACCAGCAATATTAGGACCAAATCCTAGAGTGATGGCAACAAACGAACCAGCGTTTCCTGGTTGAATGCCACTCACTTCTTTCTCTTCAGTAAAAATAGTTCCTGTTCTACTAGCAGAGAAATCAAGGAAAACACCATTCATAGAAAAATGACTGGTGTCAAACAAATAACGATAGTATTTCTGAATACGAATGTCAGTGTTTTTGCCATACGTTGCAAAGTTGACATCTTTAGAGAACTCTAGATTATTCTCGCCAGGAGTAGATGCAGCAATATTAATGGACTTTCTAGGAGAACTGTCATCCTGGAAAATACTGCTATTAGTAACTTCTCTAGGAGAAGGAGCGCCATAGTTATATGCTAGAGTTACCTTCTGAGTTGTTGCATCGTAATCAATAACATAAGGGTCATTAGTACCATCACCTAGAGGTCTTGAGTCTTCTTGGAATCTATAAATGCCATTATAAAGTTTTACGGTAGCATTATCAAAGTGATTGGTAACGGTAGTGTCAAATTGACCTCTTTCAACAACAGCAGTTCTTTCATTACTATCAATAGATGTAACCTTTACAATCTCACTATTAATTTGTAAATAGTCATTCTCAGACAGTTTCTGAACTGTTCTCAACTGCAATACAGTATTAGTTAGAGAGAAACCAACATGATCAACCTCTAATGCCAATCTTTGAGTTGATGTAGATTGATCTAGTCTATTGAGAGATGTATCAGCAACTGATAGAATATCACCCTTGATGTAATTCTCTCCTTTGGATGTAATAGTAACTACACTGACACTACCATATCCAGTGCCATTGAAGTCACTAACAACAACAGTTGCTCTTGCGTTATCTGGATCACCAACAGATCCAATATCAGGTCTTACTTTACTTTGATCAAAGAAAATGAGTTCAACATCCTCATATGTTCCCGCTTGATAGTCTACACCACCATTAAGAACTTCCGACTTACCAACACCACTATCAGTCATCACTGTAGTGAAAGAAGGTGCTCGTAGTGTAACTTCTTGATAGAATCTCTTTCTTACATAATAAGTTGTTGTAGTGTCCACCTCACTAGGAATGAGATCCATATTCACAGCACTACCAACACCAACGTTATGTGGTTCAGATGTAGATACTAAAGCATAATTGTTATCAGCAGCAAATGCTTCAATATTTTTGCTTAGTTCATTGTAGGTTACAACTTCTAAACCTACAGTGTCTCCAAGAACTGTACTCTGGAGAAAATAGTTTCTATCAGCAGTTTCTGGAACAACAAACTCTCCTTGAGTTACTTCAACTCTAATTGAGTTCTGATTTGATACAGACTCAAGGATTCTACCTCTAGCAAGAACATCATCATCACCATCTGTTAGGAGTAGTGTTGCGTTTGCACTAAATGTTCCATTGCCAGTCAAGATAAGACCAACAATGTTACTAGAAGAGTTTAATTTTTTACCAGACTGGAAAGTTCCTGATACATTCTCAAGGACAAACTCATTTCTATTAGAAATGTCTCCAATGACTCTACCAGTATAATCACTATTTTCCTGAGTAACAACATCTCCTTCAAACAAATAACATGGAGCAATAGTCTCAATATAAGAAACTGCTAATGTATTGCTAGGATCTAGATCATTTGACTTGAGAGATGTGACTGTCTTACCAGTAACCTCTGCAACAATTGCTGAGGCACCAGATCCTTCTGTTTCATTATCATTAACAATAAAACTGTTGCCAACTTTGAATGACGCTGGAGAATCCTCTACTTTTAATGAAGATACACTACCACTAGTGGTTTTGTTGATTTTTAAAACAGTATTGCCACCATTAGTAGGCATTCCTAGAGTTTTTAATCTCTTTGCATACTTGGGTAGATCATCCTGAGTCAGGTCTGCGTTATAGTTAGAATCAACAGGCAGTGAGTAGTAATTTGATCCTAGGATATATGGGAATGCAGGATCGCCATTAATATCAATGGTAATAAAGTATGCATAAACACCCTCTGGATAATCTGGTGTTACACAAAATCTTCCATTATTTTCATCTAATTCTAATTTGCCAGTCTGTGTGCTAGGTCTCCACTCATAATCTTCAATAAAAGTTCCAAGTGGGAACTCAGATGGATTAGGACCACCTAGTCTGTTGTCCTTTAGATAATATGCTGATGATAGTCTACGGACTGCACTATTACCGTCTAAAGGGTTCTCAAAACCATAAGGACCATAAATGGGATTGCCATCATAAGCAAATCCCAAAATAGGAGAGTGTGTAGTTCCATCGTCATTTAATTCTGTTCTAAGGGCAGTAGGATTAGCAACAATGCCATAACCAAATCCTTTCGTAGGATTATAGTTTTGGAATGAATATCCATTAGAAGAATCTAATTCAGACTGTAGTTTATTGTAGCGATCTTTGGTATATGTAACGATCTCAGATGTTGCTTCTGCCCCATCACCAACAGGTAAAATATCGATAATTACATTTCCCTTAGAGTAGAACTTACCTTCGTCTACTTGCTCAAAATCAACAATTTTACCATTTTCCAAAACAGCATTGTATTCTGCAAAACGACCTCTACCAAGACGGTCGATAATTCTTACTGTAGGAGGTGTAGTATAGTATTCACCTGCATCAATTACTTGAATACTTGTAATTCTACCAAAGGTAACAGTAGCAGATGCTTTTGCATTTCTACCAGAAGTAATAGTTACAGTTGGTGGTTCTGAATATGTAGACTGATCAAGAAGTTCAATGCGATCAACAACCTCACCTGCTAAGAAAGATCTTGCCCTTCCTGGAATGTTGTTAACCAAAACATTAGGAGGATCTTGATATCCACCACCCTTCTGGAAAATATTGAACTTGGTGATAGGACCAAAAGTAACTTGATCAAAATCTCTATAACTGAAAGCAAGAGTTCCATCAACAAAGATACCAACATCTCTTTGTGTTGTTGGATAAGATTCAGTAATAACCTGAGGATTCTTACGAATCAGTCTCATCGTCTTCTGATCTTGCAACGTCTGCTGAGTATTTGCAAGAAGAATAGGTCTAGTTGGGAAAGAAGACGAACAGATGTAGTAATAGTTGCTATCTTCGTATACAGCAGCAACGTCACCAGGCAGATCTCCAATCTGAGATTGAATGGTGGGATTTGTTGCTTCAGCATTCTCTTGACTTAGAATCCAACGAATGCTGTTTTCTGGAGTAACAATAATAGGATCTCTAGTCTCAAAACCTGCACCAGATACCTGAATACGATCTCCTTCCTCAGAATATGGGGCAGGAGCATCAGTGCTTAGATTATAAAGGACACCAAGAACTAGAAGTTTGACATCTCCAGAGGTAACTGTGGAAACACTATAAACAGATTCTCCAGAAGAGTAGACAATATTGCTTTCTCTGCTACTTACTAAAAACTGAGTAACAGACTTGTCGCTATACTCAAACTCCTCACCACGGATCATGAGTCTACCAGTAGGAGCAAATCCTTCTGTGGAAAACACATTGATACGATCACCAACAGTGAACCCGTTGTCAAAGTCTGCTGTCAGAACAGTTTTAGACGCAATCTTAAATGTATTATTGACAGAAGATGTATCAAGAGCAATTTCATACAGTTGCTCACCATCAACAACACCAGCACTAAAAACATTGTCAACAATAGCAGATGCATAACCTGCCTTAGGATCAAATGGATCTACACTTTGAATAATCTCTTCACCAACGAGATCTGTTGCATCTCCCTCCAGAACCTTTACTTTTAGTGAGTAAGAGGTAATCCAGTCAGATGTAGACGCTTTAACAGTAAAGTCTTTTGGTTTTACAACCTCTGGGGTGTCATTGCCTACCAGAGTGTTGAAAATAAACTTGATTGATCTATCGGTGCCTTTTGCACGATAGAAACTAGAAATATTCTTGATTAGAGTTCTCTTGTCTACCTTCTCGTTCAGATACTTCTCTGGGAACGATGCAAGATAGTCAGACTCAAAGTTCTTGACAATAGCATACAAGAACAGATTACTGATGTTCTGAACTCTAACGCCTGAGTTATGACCTGCAGCAAGCGTTGTTACGAAGTTGCTTGATTCGTAAAGGTCTCCTAGTTTTGTATTGCCACTGACACCACGAGAGACATCACTGAGAGTGTTTCCACTTCTTTCTTTATAGAACAAAATCTCATCATTAATCTTGATGTATCCGTTTTCCACAGGGAAAGATGATCCATCAACCAACTCAATAGTAGTATCACTCGCAGATACTGCTACTGCTAGTTCTGTGCCTTGTGCTAGAAGACTTTTCTCATAAAAATCGATATCACGATATTTCGTGATATTCTGAATCACGTCGAGAGGTTGACCTCTAAGTTCTAACTGCTCGTAATATTTTTCTACAACTTTAGAAAAATTTTCGTAGTCAGAAGAAATGAACTCAGGTAGTTGACTCTCAATTAGAGTAGATATTCTCC